TAAAGAATTCTCTTTTATTGCATATACTAATAAAATGCCTAATACTACTAAAATTGGATTAACATTGAGAGCACACAAAGTTTGTCTATGTGAAAGCGATATAAAAGATGGATGGCAACGGGTGTATGACAGTATATTTATTGTTTCATTGCAAATGTATGTATTTTATGATCCTAAACTTTTTCATTATTGTTAGATATTAGTTCTCCATTTTTATAAACATTGCATTTAAATGTTTGTTGTGAATATGTTTGTGAATTTGAAGAAGAATCAGAAATAAACAATACATTTTTATTGCCAAAGGAATAAATAAAAAAAGAAATAATAAAACCGACAAATAATCCAATAAAGGATAAAAGTAAAAATAAATTAAGTTTAAAATCATTTTCAAATAATTTTTTTGTTTGGACAACGATTAAAAGAATAATAAAGACAATGATTGGAATATTTTTTTGTTTTGATAAAAATAATGGTGTAATTAAATAACTGAATGAAAACCACATAACGACGACGGATGATAATGAATAAAATGGTAAATCAGAAAAGGAAAATAATTTAATTAATCCTAAAATGGAAATAATAAATAATATATAAACAGTTCCTTTTATAATAGATCCTAAAAATATGGATGAAATAAAGACACCAAAAACAAAAATAATTGGAATAAGATCAATGTAAAAATTAATATCCATATATATGAAAAAGAATATTTAAACGGCATTAGTTAATGAATGTGTATATGGATTTTCTTTAAATGCGTCAACAACCCAAGGTTGTATTCTGTCATAATTTTCAATTGGATTATTAGGTCCATGTTGCATTCCATAATTTTCAACATGGGCTGGAATTTTGATAATGGATGCTGGTGGATTGAATCTATTGTTTTCAGTATTACCATTTTGTTTATTAATTTGCATATTAATATTACCAGAATAAAGACTAATATTTCCAATGGGAGTTCTACCTTCTGTGGTTTTTAAATCATTATTATGTTGTCTATATTCGGCATCAACATTTCTCATACCATAATTGGATCCTCCGGGTGGAACATAATTATTTTCTGTTGTATTATCACGTTGATTATGAATTGGTTGAAAATTATTAATGTCATAATTATTGGAAAACATTTGTCCAGTGCCAATATTACCTCTTGATGCATGTAATGTGGTTTCTTTAATGGTGGTTGGTAATGGTTTTGTGGAATCAATGACATAATTGGATGAAACAGTTGAACCAATATTACCGAAAACGCGGATATTATCAGTGAATTCTTCTTTTCTTGTTGGTTTAAATGCATCAACAATGGGTGCGATGGATGCAATAATGGACCTTGAAAAAATGTTTCCAAAATTTGTGGATTGATGATTGACAGATCTATTATTTTTTAGGATTGAATGATTATTATGATGATTTTCAATTGATTGAAAAGGTGTTTGTGACACAGCATTTGAATGATTAACGTGATTTGTTTCGGAGACGGAAATTCTTTTGGATTGTTCAAAATTAACGGGTGCATGTCCGGCATGTTTATCAACGCCAACTGGAACACCAATATAAGAGTTTGTATCCCAAGCACGATGTGAGTTTTGAAAAATTTCTTCGGATATTGGTCTATTTCCTTTTTCGGCGCCAACAGTGGTAAGCCAGCGGTCTTGTGTATTGATAAAGAATCCATCGGGTCTATATTTTTCAACTTTGCCTTGAATACCAAGATTGGTGATGGCGGAATGTGCTGGTCCTTCTAATCCGACTAAATCAAAAGTTTGTTTGGGGTTATTGTTGGTTCTTAATTCGTCAACAGTTTTTGGTAACCATTTATCTCTTGCTTCCATACCAGAATTAAATCCCAAAGAGCCTTTATCAGAATATCCTTGGTCTAATCCTGGTCCAACATGAACACTTTCAAAAGGTTTTACCATATGATTACGCATGGCGGGATTTTGTCTGGATTGATAAAAATCACTATTATTTGGTGTTCCATTATTAAATTGCATATTTTCTTGTGGTTTAAATAATGGTGCTTGTTCAATTTTTTTGATGACTTGAGATCCACTTCCGACCATATTATCCAAAATAGTTTCAGAATTATTATTATTATAAATTTGTCCTTTAATTTTACTGCCAAAAAATGGAACCATATTGGCATGTTTAAATTCGGATGAATTAACATAATCTCCGGTTAAAGAATAAATTTGTTGAATATTATTTCCGACACGTTTATGTTTATTTGAATTATTTTCATAAACATTTTGGTCAAAATAAATATCGGTGGCAGTATTAGGATCAGGATAATAATTAACGGAATCATCAATTTGTTGTTTGGTTGTGATTGGATAATTTTTTACAGGAAGATTGGTATTTGGTAAATAATTATTTTTTTGTCCCATTGATTTAAAATTTTCCTTGTTATTTTTTGAAACAATATAAAAAGAGCCGAGTGCTAAAATAGGTAAAGCAATTTCCATGTTATATATTTTGTTTGTAAATAAAAAAATAATAAAAATATATGAACAATGAAATAGAATTGGGAGATTTTATAAAAATAGGGCAAGAAATATATTATGTAAATAATAAAAATGGTGATACGATAGAAATTATAAATACAAAAACAATGGAAAAAAAAGAAATAAAAAAGAATGAACTTGAAAAAGAATCTATAACAATATTGGAAAGAAATAATAAAAAGGGGTATGCATTACAAAATGATTTATTACCCAATAGTTGGATAGAAATAAGATTGGAAAATGATGAAAAAGTAGAGGGATATATAATAGAATTAGATGATGATGTAATTGAAGTAAAAATAGGAGAAGATATAATATATATTGATTTTGAATATAATGGATTACCAAAAGAAATAAAGGAAATAAGAAAGATTGAATCGCCAATATTGATTGATGCAGAAACAGAAGACGAAGATGAAGAGATAATATTTGAAAAGGAAATGAATATTGAAATGATATATGAAAATGTGAATAAAAAAATGTATAGATATAGTTTGGAGGATCAATTAAATGATTTGTTGAATAATTTTTTAATGAAAAAAGAGAGAAATGCGCATTTATTGGTATCAAGATTTAAACAATTGAGGGAAAAAGTATGTAAATTTGACGAAAATGGAAATATAATTGGAATAAATAATGAAGATGAATCAATGTTGTATAATAAATTATTAAAATATGATGCATCAAATATATATTGGATTCAATATGTGTCAAAAGCAAAAAGAAGAATATATTTATATCATGATGAAATAAATAAATTAGAAGACGAAAATTTGGTGGATATTGATATGATTGATATAATAGAGGATAGAAGAGAAACGGTAATAAAACAGGATAAATTAGGAAGTAATTCAACTGGTTCAGATTTAAAATACAAGACATATTATGATAATTTGCACGTAGTTCCATTTAGTGAGTTAACAAATGAGATGAATAATTTATTGGATATTGGAAAAATAAGTGTGAATTCATGTAATGTGATATTAAATAATTTGGGAGATTTCAAGAATACATTGGTATATTTGAATAATAATGTTATTGAAACAAAGAATGGAATAATTTGTGAAGAATATATAAAGGATGATAAAATAGAATTGGATTCATTATTAATATATCCGAATGAGGTAATAAAATATAATAATGTGTCATTGCCAATGACAAATATATTAACGAGGGCAAATTATGGGATGACATTTTTAAAAAGATGGGAATATTTGGATTCAGATATGTTTAATAGGGGAACAAAAATAAAAACTGGAATGGGAATGGTAAATATAAGGAATAGTAAGAATTTAATATATTCAATGTATTTGCACAAAATATTACCAAATATGGATGATTTATTGGAAAATTATTTAAAAAAGGATGATTTATATTTATGTTTTATAAAAATAATAAAAGAGTTGGAACCATTTATGATTTATTCGGAGAATATTAAATTGGAGGAATATAAAAAAATAAAGGAAAGAGTTGAAGGAGATGTAAAAAGATGGGAAAAGATGTATAAAGAAAATAATCAAATATATAATGAAATAAAGGATGATAGAAAAATAAAAAATAACTATTCATGGATAGGAGAGACAATAAGGGAAAAATATGGTATAAATGAAAAAATGACAGTATATGAGACAATAACAAAAATAACGGCGACAGATTATGGAGAATATAATAATGTAATACAGGCAATAAAGGGAATAAAATTAATGACATCGGAGAATTTATTGAATGAAATAAAAAACATTCAAATACCGGAAAAGGAGAAGGAGAAGGAATGTAAGATAAAATCATATGAAAATATTGAGGAATTAAGAAAAGAAAATGGAAATACGATAATATTAGAAAATGGGAAAAAAATAAAAGAAGGTGATTATGCATTTATTGGGGATGATTTTTATAAAAGAGATGCAAAAGATAATTGGGAAAGGGTTGAAAGAACAGAGGAATTATGTAATGCAAGTAAAAAATGTGTCATGTCTGGAAAAAAGTGTATATCAATGACTGAAAAAAATAAGGAATTAGAAAATAAGGTATTGGAAAATATTTTGACAGAATTTGATGTTAATTACGAAATTAGTAAATTAAAAACGGAAGAGGAATTGGAAAAAGAAAAAAAGAAAATAGAAACAAGATTAGAAAAGGTGATTGAAATAAATGTGAATAAGATTGTAAAAAATAACAATGAACATTATGAATATGGAGAAAAAATGGAAAATGGTAATGAAATAATAATAAAATCGCCGTATGTATCAATAAGAGATGAAATATTATCGGAAAAGGATTTTGTAAAAAAACAGATAAATATAATTGAATTTGTGGAAAAATTTACAAGAACAAATGATGTAAATAATGATAAAGAGACAAATAATTGGTTATATTGTAAGGATACAGGAGTAGAATTATTGCCAAAATTTTATTATACTTTGGAGAAATCGTATGTGATAAATAAAGATACGTATAATGTTTCTGGGTATTTAAAAAAGATGGATGAAATATTGGAGGAGAATGGTATAACAATTGATGGAAATTGGGTTGATAAAAACAGTGGATTTATAATACAATCAATAGATTATAATTATGATGAAGGATATGAGGATGGATTTAAGATAAAAACGAGTGAAATTGTGGAAGAAGAGGAAGAAATAAAAATAAAATTGCAGGATGAAATAATAAAGGATAAGGATACGATAAAGGTTGCCCAGACAATAAAAATATTGAATCAGATATTTGGAATAAATGTGGAAGAATATTTGGTATTAAAAATAATTGAGGAAAATGTGGGAATGTTTTTGCCAGTGCCGGATGATAAAAGGATAAATAAAATGATTGCAAAAGATTTGACAAAAGAAGAACAAAATGACGAAAAAATAGTAAAAAGAAAAAGGGAAATGATTATAAATTCATTTAAAAATCAGGAATTATTATTTTTAAGTATATCTGGGTATATAATAGCATTGCAAGTAAAAATACCGTCAATAAGAATAAGAAAGACATTTTATAATTGTATATATTCAGATTTAACAAAATATCCATTGAATGGTAATCCATTGGATTTGGATACAATAAGATTTGTAATGTGTGTATTGTATGGTGAAAAAACAAAATTAAGTCATAAAGAGCCATTTAATGAATTAATGAATATAACGGAGGAGAATATGATTACGATAATAAAAAATATTTGTGGAGAATTGGTATCAAGAATGAATGTGATTGATGTATTAATAAAGGAAAAAAATGAGTATTTATTAAAAAATAGGGAGGATAATGAGATAATAATGAAAAAGAATGAATGGATAAATTTCATGCCACCATTATTTGCGATAAAAATTCAGGTGATGGATAATATAAAAACAAAAATAGAACATTTGCATAATAATTTTACGGTGAATAAAAAGGATATAAGAAATCAAGTATTATCAAAAATAATGTATATAAGTTTAATGATTGAAGAAAATATTCAAAACATTGTGGTTCATGAAAAAAAGATATTGAAGGATTTAATGGGAAATTATTTTATAGATAATGCATGTTGTAATGATGAAATGAATGACAAGGTCATTGATTTTTTCAATAAAAAGTGTAATAATGCGATAAATGAGTTAAATAATAGGATAAATGAGTTGAAAAATTTATTTATAATGGTAAAAAATAAAATAATAAACAAGACATTTCAAAGTATAATAAATACAAAATTAATATATCCGGAATTAAATTGGAACAAGGTAAATGAGAGTGTAATGATAAATACGATAATACATTATTGTAAATTGAATGTGAATGTTGATATACCGGAATATTTATTAGAGATATGTTCAAAGAAGCCGGAAATAACAAATGGAGTAACAATGTATGAAAAGGTAAAGGAGATGGGATTAGGAACAAAATCAAAATTTGATAAATTATTAAAAATAATTGGAAAAAGAAATATGTTTATGATGTCTGAAAAATATAAAAAGGATTGTGAAATAAAGGAAAAAGAGACGGAGGATGAATTTTATAATAAAATAGTAAAAATATTGAATGAGAAATCGGACAAGGATAAAATATATGAAAAACAACAGACTGAAAATACAAAAAAAATAAGGGAAAAAAAAAAAAAAAGTGAAACAAAATATTTTGATGACATTAATTATGATGAAGGAATAACGGCAGAAAAAATAATATTTTTAAAAGAAAATATAAGAAATATATTATTGGTATATCCAGAAATAATAAAAAATGGAGTAGATTTGAATTTTCAAAGTTGCACAGAATGGGGTCCATTAGCATTATCACATATTGAAAAAATAAGAAATAATATTTCAGATTATTATGATATATTTATGGGACTAAAAATATCGGAAAAATTATCAAAAAAATTGGACGAATTAAAAAAATACATGAATTTAATAAATGAGACATGTATTGAATCCCCAATAGGATATTATTATTTTATATTTAATTCATGTTTTATTGAAATAATAATTCAAATAATGAATGTGGAAGACGGAGAAGAATATGTAAAAAGAATATTAAATTATATATTTGATTTAAATAAAGAAATAAATACAAGTTATGAAAAAATAATGGAAAATGTATTTAAACAAAAGGAAAGAGAGAAAAATAATTTGGTAAGAAGAATAACAAATATGAATCGTGAAGAAAGAGCATTAATGAAAACGGAAAAATATTTAAGATTAGGAGAATGGTATACGGGAAAGGGAAATAAATTGATATTAAATTATAATGCAAAAACATATGATATGGAATCGGACCAATTTGACGAAATAGAGGACATTCAGGCAGAAGAAGATTTTGAAGATTTATTTGAAAAAGACGAAAATGAAGATGAATATGATGAATTAAATGAATTTAAAAATGAGATTGAATTATTTGATGACGAACAAGATGTGTATGACATATTGGGTGATGATTTGGATGATTATGATGAAGATTTAATAAATGATTATCAAGATATGGAGGCAAATACAAATATGTTGGAAGATTTTTTAAGTAATCAATAATTTTATTTTATTATTTTATATGAAATTAGAATATTATGTTGTATTGATTGGGAATTATTTGTTAAATATAATTCCTTTGATTTGATAAATGAATTTTCCAATAAAAGATAAATATTATTTTTTTTATTGTCAGAAGGAAAAGAAATAGAGTTTGGTAAAATTATGGATACATCAGAATTATCGATTATGGCAAGTTTTGTTATTAATATGGTATTTTTATTAAATATATTACCAAGATAAATAGTTTCATTTGGTTTTAATAAAATAGAATATTCCATTATTATATTTATTAAATAATAAATATAATATTTATTTTTTTTTAAGAATAGCAAAATAAATGCCATTCCACCAAGATTTTTTTGCTAATAAATTGGAAGTATGAGAATTATCCCAAGTTAATCGGATAGATTTATCAAAAATGATTTCTAAATCAAGATTTTTAATGGCATCATTTGTTCCATTACGAACTTGTTCCCAATTCCAATCATCAACAATATAAATAAAAATATCGTCCAAGGCATTATAAAAATAAAAAAGAGAATTATAGACATCAGATTGATTATAACTTCCATCGTATAAAAATATGTTAATTTTTGGAAATGATGAAATATCGACTGTAAAACAATCTTGTTCAATGAAAAGAACAGTATTATCGCCTTTATATTTTTCAATATTTTCAAGCAATTCATTTTTAGTATTTTCAAATTCTGAAAAATTATCAATAGCAATAATATTGGCATTATTGCCAAACATTGCGGAACAAAGAGTGGATCCCTTCCAAGGTCCGATTTCAAGATAATTAACATTTGATTTATCCAATAAATTATTGTAAAAATGACGGGTTAATACTCCAGACATTCCATCCATCGACAATATTTCTTCATTTAATTTTGAAATATGTTTTTGTGCATTTGTAAATGATAATATAATATGATTAATAAGTTCATTTTGGTAATCAGTCATTTTATATATTATAATGAAAAAAATTATTCTTGAGTAGCACCAATTGAAAATGGAACTTTTAAATAATTTGGAGAAATAGTGCTATTATACCAAGGTCCAACTGGTGCATAAGGAATAATTGGATCAGAACGTTCTTGTTGATTTGCATTTCTTAAACTTGATCCAATAGTATCAATACCAGTTTGCCATCCAGCTTTTAATAAATTAATATTTGATAAATCCCCTTGTCCAGATGGATTTAATTGCGCCCATTCACTATTTCCATCTTTTGGTAATAAATCAGATGGATTAGGTATTTTTAAAGAATTTTGAATATTACCAGGGGTTGATGTTTGAATTCCATTAACGGATGCATATGTTTCATTCTGTCCCAAGGGATTTGATGGAACAACGCCATTTTGTCCTCCATTTTGTAATAATGAATTATTATATGCCTTATTATCTTGTTTGGACATGGTTTCAGTTAATAAACTATTTCCACTTTTTTCTTCAAAATATTTGTAAAATATATAAACGACGTAAATAACAAGGAATAAAAAAAATACAGATGCAATCCCACCAGATTCAATTTTTTTTAAGAATGCTGTCATTATATAAATAATATTATAAAAAAAAATTAATATTCTTCGGATATTTTATATTTTTCTTTTAATTCATTCAATTCTGATAAAATAATTGTTTCCTTTTCTTTTAATTCTTGGTATTTATTATATAAATCATTTGCATCATTTATAATTTTATTCATATTTTCCTTTTTTTCTTTATACAATTCAAGATATTTTTCATTATTGTTTTCATAAAAATCAAATGTCTCAAATTCATCATCAAAATCAATATTACCTAAAATATCACTATATTCATCATTCTCTTTTTCATTTGTTTCATTTTCTATTTCATCATTTTCATTTTCTTTTTCATCATTTTCATTTTCTTTTTCATCATTTTCATTTTCTTTTTCATTTTCTATTTCATTTTCTTTAATGTTTGTTTCATTTTCATTTTCATTTGTTTCATTATTTTCCCTTATATTTGTATATTCTGTTTCATTTTCTTTTTCATTTGTTTCATTATTTTCCCTTATATTTGTATATTCTGTTTCATTTTCTTTTTCATTTGTATTATTTTCTTTAATGTTTATTTCATTTTCCTTTGTATTTGTATTATTTTGATAATCCAACAATAATTGTCCATTATTATTGGAAGTGAATTCGACTTTTTTATTTTCACAGACTTCTTCAAATTTATCGACATTATTTTTTTTTTTAAAACAAGATTTATTAAAAAAATCAAAAGAATAATCAATATTTCCTTGCATAAATTCAATATTTAATTGAAAAGATTCTTTTGATAATTTGAGTGATTGTATTGATAAAATAGAACTTACAAAAGTATTTTCATCAATATCGGATAATGGAATAATAAAATCGGAATTAAAAATTTTTTTATCTGGTTTAATATTGTTTATACGAATAAAATATCGTCCAAGTTTTTGTGGTTTAACAATGGAATAAAAATATTGTTCAATATCATCTTCGTCTAATAAATCCCTGAACCATTTTTCTTTATTTGCACGTTCTAATAATAAAATTTTTATTCGATGTTCAAGAGATTCAATCCATTGAATAAAAACAATATCATCATGATTATAAATTAAATCACAATATTTTTTATTAATTTTTAATAATGATTTTGGTGCATATACATAAAGAGGTTTATTATTAAGGACAATTTTAGTGATTAAATTATTTCCTTGTGTATGAACTGGATAAGTAATATTTAGATTAGAAAAATCAAAATCAATAGTGGGTTCAATGATATTTAATGATGTCATTTTATTTGTATAAATAAAAAAAATGTAAATTGTTGGCGAAAAGTGATAAAAAATGGATTAATTATTATAAATAATGGAATAAAAAAATGTCAGAAATAAAGATAAAATTTAAAAATGTATTGGACGAATCAAATGGTCAAAATGTAAAATACAGAATTAAAATTATGGATAATGGAAACATATATATTGATGGTAAATATGATTTTGAAAATAAAAGAAAAATGTATGAAAGATTGTTGTTGATTGATGATAATATTCCGATACCGGAAAATTATATGAATATAATAAAAGTATTATTGTCATTAAAACCGACAACGTGTATTGATATGAATAAAATTATTTATGTTATTGAAGAAATTAAAAGAGTAATAAAAAATGAGGTTGATGAATCATTTAACATTTATATGGAAAAAAAAAATTTATTGCAAGAAATAATAAGGAATGTGGATAATGAGATATTAAATAAATATAATAAATTATTTAATTCAAAATCATTAAAAAAAACAAAAACAGAATTGGATAAATTGGATGAAAAAGTAGAATTTATTAATGAAATAAAATCATTGTTATAAATAGAATAATTTTTTATTTTTTTTTGTTTTTTTTCCTCCAACACTCTTTATTTGATTTTTCAATATTTTTAAACATTTTTTATAATTTTTATTTTCTAAATAATGTAATAAATTGTGTAATTTTTTTTCGTATTTTAAATCATTTGACGTATCATTTATTATTTTTTTTTTTATTTCTTTTAATTTTTTTAAAGAATCTGGATGAATTTCAAATCCATAATCCTGATATTTACTGAATTTTGTATCATCATCTTTATTTTTACGCATATAATATATTGATATTGGTGCTCCATTTTTTGTTGCAATATCAGATAAATAGGTTATTCCTGAAAAATTTATCTTTTTTAATAAAGAAAAACATATATAAAATATTATTGTCATTTTTGATACATTTTTATAATTAAAATCACACCAAGTTCTATCTGATATATTTGCAATACCTGCGGTATTTAATGTATTATTTACGTTTATATGAATACATGTGTTTGCATCTGTATCTTGGACATATGAATTTATAAAGTATCTTGTTATTTTTATATTTTCTCCGAATCTTTTTCTAATCATATTTGATAAATAATCTGTTTTTTCATTTAATTTATATTCTTTTTCCAAATTCCAATTATCTCCGTTTTCGTTTAATAATGTATACATTGTTATATTACTTATATCCCATTCTTTAGTTTTATTAAATCCATCAACTCCTGATAAACCTAAAAAATTATATTGTTTATTTAATACATTTATAGGAATTATTTCTACTTTATTACAAAAAAACATTAATCCTGGTATCAATTTATCTTTAAAATTATCTTTTGCTTTATTTAATATCTCTTCAAGTTTATTTTTACCTTTTATTTTTTTTATCATATATTTATATTTTTTTATAAATATTAATAAACTTGAGAACATATATAAGACATTTTTTTTATAAAATAAAATAAATGGATAAATAAAATGAATTTTATATATTCAACGGATGATGGAAATATATATAATACATTATTATATCATTACGAATACAAGAATTTAACAGTATTTATGGATAATAATATAGTAAAAATAAAAACAATATTAAAAAAATCATTATTTTATGATGAAATAAATAAGGATGATACAATAATGTTTGATTTATATATATCATCAAATAGGTTACCATTGTATGAAGAAAAGATAAAACCTGGTGGAATGTTGATAATAAAGGATTTAGAAGAGGAGATAAATCAGAATGTGTATAATAAAGTGATGAAGATGAATGAAAATATAACGATACTTTATAAAAATATGGTTGAAAATTTAAAGAATCAAGTATTTATAAAAAACAATATGATACCTGAAAATAATTATAAAATGACGATAATAACGCCATGTTACAAGTTAGGAGATCATTTAAACAAGTTAAAGGAGAGTATAGATTTTAAATATGTGGATGAATGGATAATAATATATGATTGTAAAATAAAGGATTTGAAATTATCATTTAAAAATTCATTAAAAATAAAGGAAATTTGTATAACAAAAATATCAAAAGAGGATGATTTAATAAATAAAGCATTAGAAAAGGTATCAAAATTGAATACATTTATATATATAATATCAGAAAATGGGATAATGCATAAAGATATATTTAGACTTGTTGAGTTTAATTTATTAGAAAAAAAGTGTTATACATTTGACCAAGATAGAAGAAAGAATGAGATAATATTAAGAGGAGAAATAAATGAAATGATTGAAAAAAATATGATTTTGTATTATAGAAATATGTATAAAGAAATACAGTATAGGGATGCATATGAATTTATAAAAAGTTGTAAAAATAAGGATCCAATGAATTATATATATATAAATACAGTATTATCTTTTTCAGAATAAAATATAAGAATGTTGTATCATGGATCAGAGATAATTAAATCTTTTGCAATATTTTATTTATTTATATTTTGTAATATATTGTTAAAATTATTTCCCAAATCACATTTAAAGTTTATGGTAAGTAATTATACATTTATATATGTTGCTGGATTTTTGGTATTTTATTTTTTAATAACTTTATTTTCAGACACAAGAAAAAATATTCCACCAATACAAAAATTAGTGTATACAATAGTATATTATATATTATTTTTGGTAACAATACAATTGGAATTAGTATATACAATAATGGTTGGATTAATATTATTGGTAATATATTTGTTGGATTCAATAAAAGAATTTTATATAAAAAATAAGAATAAAGATGAGGCATATTGGATAACATTGGATAAGCCAATAAAAATAAGAATGATTAAATTTGAAAAAAATCAGATTAATGACATAAATAATATTGAAAAAATATTGGATGGATTAATAATAATAATATCATGTATTGGATTATTTAAATATATAATAACAAAAAATAATAATGGATAAACCTAAATTAGTCGATCCAATAACAAAAGTATATTTAAATAATATATTAAAAACAATTCATGAAACAAATGTAAAACACAAAAATATAATATACAATTTATATTTAATTATGATTATGATTGTAGTATTCGGATTAATATTGTATTATTTATATAATGAAAAATTGAATAAAGGGGATAAAGAGGAAGAAAAAAGGCAAAAGAAGGAGGAATTATTAAATATGATTTATTATTATCAACAAGAGGCAAAAAAGAAGGAATATGATATATTTACAAAATTACCGATATGGAAAAATGAATATGATAAAATAGAACATATATAAAAAATTGAAATAAAAAAATTTAAATAAAAAAATAAAATTAAAAAAAGAAATGAATAATATATTTTTGGGATATTTATTGCAAAATAATTACAAAGAAGAAAAATATAAAAATATGAATTTATATAATATAAATGAAAATGGAAAATTAAAAGTATTGAATGGTTATTTTATTAAACATCATTATATAAATGGGATAAATGATTATTGTATATATAATGATGAAATATACGGTGTAAGATTACACGAAAATGAGAATCCAAGAATAACAAAAATTGGATCAAAAAAATATAGATGTAAAAAAATAGTAAATATGGATGAATTTAATGATTATGGTAATAATTGGAAAATATGGAAAGTAAAAAATGATTATATATGTAATGAAATAAAACGAAAAAGTTAAAGAGATTCAATTTTTTTTCGTATAATCATTAAATTTTCGGCTAATATGGGTTCTTTTCCCCTTTTGTAGTTCATTAGTTTTGCGTTTTTTGTTTCTAAAAGTATTCTTTTTAAGTCGGGATGTTGTGTAAATTTTGCCAAAAGTGCTTTATCAATAAATTTATCTGGATTATAAAGAGGGTCAATGGAACAATGTTTTGGGCGAACAATATTTCCAAGATATTTTCCGGAAGAAGATCCGGATGATTTTGCCATTTCTGGATTTTGTGATAATAATGATTTGGATTCAATGGCAAATGATTCATAAAATTCTGGACAAGTATTTTTAAATTTATTGGCTTGTAGGTAATGTTCAACGGATGCCCAATGTCTGTGATCGATTTCAATGATTGATATATAATTATTGCATAATTTTTTTCTCCATTTGGGTATTTTATTAAGGAAACTGTATTCGATGACGGATTGGTTGGGTATATTTTCGCCGGGTGCTTTTCCGGGTAAATCATTGGCATCATTAAGAATAAATACGATATTATTTGAGAATAAGTTGGAAGAATAGATATTATCTGGTAAGTTTTGTTTTTTTTGTTTATTAGGTGAGAATTGTGGAATTTTAAGAAAATTGCCACCTAAATTTTCAAGACATTTATTTTTGATGATAATTTTTAAATCATATGGGATTTCATCAAAAGTAAAAATAAAATGATTTTTGTATCCGATTAATTTATAATGATTACCATTATAGTCTAAAATGATGTAGAATTCTGGATTAAAAGTATCAATAGAATCAGAAGAAGAATTAAAAGATAAAAGAACATTATCAATATCATTTTTTTGATAATTTTCACTGGAAAGAATAATAAATTTTACATTTAAAATTTCTTCGATGGATTGTATTGTCCAATTTTCTGCCCAAAATTTACAAGACATGATGAGTTTTTTGAAATCATGTAAATTATTAATATTTTTTATGAATTGAAATTCTTTAATAAGAATATTGGATACTTCTAATTCGTCTCTAATTTTTAAAATATTATCATATATTTCTTTTGCTTCATTATATATGTTTTTTTTTACTGAATCATTAATTGAATTTTTCAAATTATTTTTTAATTGGACATATTTATCTTCCAACATTTTTAATTTTTTTTGTGAATCATTCATTTCATTAAAAATAGAATCATAAAAATGGCGATAATTATGGTAAACTTCATCAGTAGCAAAATCGGAAAGTTTTTTTCTTAATTTTGAAACATTTGTATATTGTCCAATAGATGAAAATGCATCTCTAACAGATGCAAAAAAACAATCACCACCGCCTTCATTATCTTGAATGGAATAATTTAAGTTGTGCATAAATCGTTGAATCCATTTATTGGATGATCGTTCAATATATTTGGATCGTTCTTTTAATGCATCGTCTTTTGTTTCACAAAATAAATTTGGAGGCAATAAAAAGGTTGAATTAGTAATAAAAATATCTTTTCTAATGTCTGGTATATTTTGTATTTTATAATTAATTTTTAAATTATTATTTTTTGTTTCTCCATTTATTGTTTTGACAATGTAATCTGAATTAACAAAATAGAACCATTTTGGAATAACTTTATTTAAATTTAAAACACCATTTTTATCAAAATAATTATTTTTATTAGGATCTAATTCAATAATTCCAATTCTTTTAAGACAATTATTAAAACAAACAAGGTAAATGGGATAAAAAGATATGCCTTTTTGTGTTTTACGTCTTCCTAATGTAATTTCACAGTCTTCTCCCATTAAATTATAACGAAAAACGGTTGATTCTAATTCATCATCATCATCATATACTGATTCATATTCATTATAAAAAACATTATTATTGTATTTAGAAACAATGGTCATATATAAAAAATAGAAAAAAATATAAATATATAAATGTTATTAAATGAATATTGTTTGGTTCATATTACAAAAAATCTTGAAAAAATATTGGAAGATGGAAAATTAATTACTGCTAAAAATTTATATAAAAAAGGCGATAAATTTATATCAGAACTGTCAGGTGATATAATGCCATATATATACATGACAGTAATAAAAAAAAAGGACATTGTATTGATGGAATTATATAATTATTATATTAATTGTGGAATATATGTGTATTTAGTATTTGATATAAGTTTATTAATTGATTATCCATTTTATATAAATAAGTGTTGGTCAAGTATTCCGATGGAAAAAATAATAAAAGACAAGACAAATTTATTGGAAATAATAGGATTATATTCGAATTATTTGAAAAATGAGATTATGTTTATGAAAAATATTGTATTGAAAAAATATTTGGTATCAGTAAATATACCAATAAATTATAAAATAAATATAAGAAAAATAAATGAAATAATAAGAGAAAAATATAAAAATGTGGTATTAAAAATAATAAATCCGAAATATACACCATATTCAAAAATGAAGAAATTTTTTATATTCAATAAAAGTTTAGATAAAAATGGATAAAGAAAAATGAATAATATAATATTAATAATGTTGAATAGATATTTATGTAATAGGGGGTATGCGATATTAAAATCGGGGTTATCGGAAGATGAAATAAAAAAGATAAAAAGTGAGTTAACAATAATACCATATGAATTAAATAATAAGAATCCGGAAAAATATTATGTTTATAGGGAATCGGATAAAAAGATATTTGTGCCAAAATATTATGGAATAAAAAAATATGGTATGATTGATAATAAAATGTATAGGGGTGATTTAATAAATTTAAAATTCAATGGAGAATTGAGGGAAAATCAAAAAGAGCCAATTGAGGTGTATTTAGAATTGGTAAAAAACGGAGGAGGAGGTTTATTAGAATTGCCATGTGGATTTGGTAAAACGTCGTGTTCATTATATATATTATCAAAATTGGGTAGAAAAACATTGATAATAGTTCAAAAGGAGTTTTTAATGAATCAATGGATAGAGAGAATAAATCAGTTTTTGCCGAATGCGAGAATAGGAAAAATTCAGGGGGAAAAGATTGATGTAGAAAATAAGGATATTGTGATTGGTATGTTGCAGTCATTATCAATGAAGGAATATTCGGAAGAAATATTTAAGTCATTTGGAATGTTGATTGTGGATGAAGTGCATCACATATCAAGTAAAATATTTAGCAAGGCATTGTTTAAAATATCGCCGTATTATACATTAGGATTATCGGCAACAATGAATAGGAATGATGGAACATCATATGTATTCAAGTATTTTTTGGGGGAAGTGGTATATAAATTAAAGAATAAGGAAAAAAGGGATGTGGAGGTTCGTTGTTATGAATATAAGTCAAAGGATGTAGAATTTAATAAAGTAGAAACGGATTTTAAGGGAAATCCACAATATGCAAAATTATTGTCAAAAATATCTGGATTTAAGGAAAGAAATGACTTTATAATAAAAATAATATTGCAAGTATTTGGTGAGAAGGAAAAAGAAAAGGAACAAATGATGGTATTGGCACATAATAGAAATATGTTGGAATATTTGCATGATGAATTAAAAAAAAGAGGAAAAAGTGTTGGATATTATGTTGGAGGGATGAAGGAAAATGCATTAAAAGAATCAGAAGGTAAACAAATAATAATAGCGACATATTCGATGGCATCAGAGGCATTGGATATAAAAACATTAAGTATATTGGTAATGGCAACACCAAAAACAAGTATAGAACAATCAGTGGGAAGAATATTAAGAGATAAAGATAGTAATCCGATGGTGATTGATATAGTGGATAGTCATTGGTTATATAAGAATCAATGGAAAAAGAGATTAGAATATTATAAAAAGGAGAAATATAATATTATGAAATATGGTAATGGTAATGGAAAAATAACAAAATATGAGGAAGAAGAAAATGATGATGAAATTCCGATGGGTGAATTTTTATTATAAAAATAAAAAATAGTAATAAAGATGAATGATAAATACGTTCCAAAAAGATTAAATGAGTTGGAAATGGATTTAAATACGTTGAAAATAATTGAAACAATAATAGGTATTGGAAAAATAAGAATATTATTAAATGGGGAAGGAAAATCAACGGTAATAAATTTAATAATAAAGGATTATTATGGTGATGAAGATTATAAGGAAAATATAATGGAAGTGAATGATTTGAATGAGAATCCGATGGAATATTATAAAACGATGGTAAAACAGTTTTGTGAGAATAGTTCTGGTATATTTAAAAAAAGAAAAACAATAATAATAAAGAATTTGGATACAATATCGTCACAGAATCAATTATTAATAAAAAGTTATATGAAGGAATATAGTAATATAAATTATTTGTGTTCATGTGAAAAGCCAAGTAAGATAATGGATAATATAAAATCGCATTTATTTTATATAGAATTAGGAAAAATAAATGTAAGAAGGATAATTGAAAAAATAATTGAGGGTGAAAATATATTGATAGGGGAAGATGAAAAAGAGAAAATAATGGGATTAGAAAGGATAAAACCAGCATTAAATATGTTGGAAAAATACAAATTAACGGACAAGGTTGAATTATTTGAGATTAATTTTGACGATTATTTTGAAAAATTGGGGTCAAGAAATTTAAAAGAGTCGATAAGGGAGATATTAAGAATATATGATATGGGGTATTCAATAATAGATATTTTGTCGTATTGTTTTAAATATATAAAGACATTAAAAAATGAGGAATTAAAATATAAAATAATGAAAAAAATAGGTGAGTATATAAGTTTATATACGAATAATGAAAATAAAATTGAATTAATATTTTTTACAAATGAGATATATAAATTACATATCGGATAAATCAAATATTTCATGTGCTTTTTCTTCTTTTACGGGTTTTATTTTTTTAACGATTTTTTTTTCATTATTTTGTTGGTTTTGTAATACATTAAATAAAGAAATGATTTCTGGTTCATCATAAATTATTTCTTTAACAGTATATTTATTTGTAATTGAACGTATAAATTTATTTCTTTTTAAATAGTTATTACCGTCACTAGATTGAATAACAAAATTGTCTGTATATTGTTCTTTTTTAAGAAATGGAATAATGGTATCAATATAATAATGAATGGCTTCAATAATATTGCCATTTTGTATGGTATGTTTATATTCGGAGATGTAATTATTAAAAGTATTGAAATCAAAAGAGGGTAATTGTGAATTAATAATAATGGTTTGTAATTCGTCATTTTTTTGTAAATTAAATTCCAATTCTTTTTTAATATCGTCAAATGAGTCGGTTTCATTATCTGATTTTTTGTATTGAAACAAGATATCATTTTTAAGAATAATGATTTGTTTTTCAATATCAGAAATTTTATTTTGTATGGTATCAAGATAATCATAGACAAGATAAATAAAGGATATTTGCAGATGCATAATTACTTTGGATTTATTATAGATATATAAATGTTTTATTTTATTTTTTTCATCAAATTTGGATTCAAAAATGACATTTAAATTAAAATTGGAAAAAAGTCTTAATTTTTCGGAATTTGGTAAATTTTTTGGTATTTGTTTTTTTTTTCTTTTAATAAATTCTTCAATTTTATTTTTAATTGAATAATATTTGTTTAATAAATCCATATAAATATATAAATAATTAAATAAAATAAATAATGTCAAGGGAATTATTTTTATTAAAGGTAAATAATTGGATAAAGGATGATGATGAGATTGAAAGATTAGAAAAAGAGTTAAAAAGAATGAAAAAGGAGAAAAAGATGATTGCAGATGAGATAATGAAATTAATGGATGAAAAACAGTTGGGAGTATTAAATATATCGGATGCAAAAATACAGTTACAGTATGATAAAAAAAATGTAAAAAAGCCATTAAATCGAAGGCATATGGAGAATTTATTAAAAGAATATTTTAAAGAAAATCCAGAAAATGGAGAATATTTATGTAATTATTTGGATAATAATCGTGAAATAGTGGTTGTAGAAAAATTAAAAAAAAAACAATTGGATTAAATATGTAGAATAAAAGATTCAGATTGTTCTTTGGTTAAAATATTTAATTCAACAAGTATAAAGATGATATCCAAAATAACATCTTCAAAATATTTATCATCGTCAAAAATAAATTTATTATTTTTAAATTTAATATTTCTTTTTAATAATTCATTAGTATCACAGGTAAATGTATAATCAGTGTAACAAATAGAATAAATATCATTATAATCGGTAATAAATGTATTATTATTAAAATATATTGTATAATAGTCATTAAAATCGTCATAAATATTTGTAATATTGATATTTAAAGATTCAAAAAATGATGATAAAAAATGTATTATTTTTGGTGGATGAATAATATAATCATGATCATAAGTGTTATAAATAAATTTTTGCATGATTTTAATATATATAAATAAAAAAATATATTTCAATTTTTTTATTTAATGAATATTTCTTTTTTTTCTTTTTGAAAATAAATATTTTTAGTAAATTTTGGATAATTTATATTTTTATCATTGATATTATATTGTAATGTAATATGATGCATATATTTTATTTTATCTGGTTCAATTATTAATTCTTGGTGTCTTTTTATAATATCTGGGCAATCAATAACCATAACTAAACAATTTTGTCCATTTTTCATTGAGAATATATTAAAATGTGAAAATATTCCGATATAATTTTTATTATTAGGGACGAATATTGTATTATTGGTTAAAGAAGAATATATTGTTGTATGAAATTTATTGACATGATTATTTATATTATTTTCTTTACAATAATTTTCCAAATCATTTTGTGATATATCAGTTAAATCACATGAAATATAAGTTCCAGACATTTTATTATTATTAACAATAGTAAAAATGATTTCAATTTAATATTAAAAAAATTGAAATAATAATAAAAAAAAAAGAAATAATATGAGAATATTATTTTTAGATATAGAGACAACTGGATTATTACCAAAAAATATATATTTGAATGATAAAACAGTGAATGAATATCCCCATATTGTTCAAATGTCATATGTAATATTTAATACAGATACAAAAAAAATAGAAAAAATATTGAATAAAATAATAAAACCGAAAATTGAAATACCAAAAGAATCATCAAATATTCATAAAATAACGGATGAAATAGTGAATGAGTATGGTCATAATATAAATAAAATATTGGAAATATTGATTGATGATTTTTATGGGGTATCATTATTGGTTGCACACAATATATATTATGATATAAAGGTGGTAGAAAGTGAGTTGATAAGATATAAAATGGAAACAAAAAATGAAAGAAAAATAAATAGAATAGAAACATTTATAAAAGATTTGAATAAAAACAAGTATTGCACATTAAAAGAGACGGTAAAGAAGTATGGAAGACAAAAGGATGGAAAAATAAAATGGTTAAAATTGGTTGAATTATTTAAAATATTGTTTAATAAAAAATTGGACAATGAAAAAATGCATAATGCATATTATGATGTAATGGTATGTTTATGTTGTTATATGTTGCATGAAAAAAAGATAAATTTATTGGAAGAAAATAAGGAAATAGGTAAAGAAATTAGAGATTTAATAATAAGTTGATAAATTTTCTGGTTTTTATTTTAATTTTTTTTTGTTTTTTTTTATTTTTTTTGGAATGTTTTTTGCCACCTCCACCACTAATTATTGAATTAAAAATATTTTGATAATAAGAAACATCATCGGGTTTAATAATATTATTATCTTTAACATTTGTATTATAAAAATCGACTGAATAATTCAAGTCATTAATTTTATAATATTTTTTAATAATTAAAAGAATGATTCCTTTTTTACTTTTTTTTCCTGAAATTTCATATAATTTATCGATATTGGAAAGAAAAGATTGAAAAGTGGGTTCATTGTATTTATTGGCAGGAAAATTAAAATAATTAAAATTTATATTTAAAAAATTATTGATTAAAATATCAATATTTGGAAAAAGAAGAGTGTCACAAATTTTAATATTAATTTCACCGATATCATCACCATTATTATACACAATTTTTTTACAATTATTATTAATGTATTTTTTTTTGTATGAATAAGTATTTATTCCATAATAATAAGTTTGAATATAAATGTATAATAAATTATTAATTACATTTTCGTCACGTTTATAAATAAGTAAATGGTCATTATCATCATCTGTGATAAGATTATTATAAATATAATCATGAGAAAAAGTGATAAATGTGTCTAAATTATGATCAAATGAATTGAGTGATTTGATTTTATCATTATGATTAGTATTAAGGATATCAATAATTGAGTTTATTTTATTAATATTTTGTTGTATTTGTTGTTTTTTTTGTTCTTGTTGTTGTTTTTTTTGTTCTTGTTCTTGTTTTATTTGTTCTTGTTGTTGTTTTTGTTCTTTAATGAATTCAGAAGTTTTGAATAAATAATAGTCTTTAATGGTGATGGTGGATAAATAAGATCGATTATTTTTTTCGGATTTGAGATGATTATCAAAAAATGTGTTTATGCCATTGGCTAATAATGTGTCGATGTCATCGATATTGGTAATGGAAATATTGAAATCATTTTCATAATATTTGAAAAAATATTTATACAAGAAATAAATTTTAATGAATTCGGCATTATTTTTTTGTTGGTTAAATTTATCAATATAATCGGGATTATTAAAAATAAAATTAAAATCTTGGGAATATGGGTAGTCTTTTTTAGAATTAATTTTAAATACAAAAAAGGAGATTAATTCTTGATTATTGTCAATGGATTTATATAATTTAATGCAATTAAAAAAGACTTCATTAATAATAATTTTACAGTAATTAATCATGGAAAAAAGTATTTCATCTTTTTGATAATTATAATCGACTAATTTTTGTTCAAATTCGGGATTATATCTATATTTTTCGTCAAGAGAATTAGATTGATAACCAAAATAACTGGAAGGGAAATGTTGATTATTTTTTTTAGGTTCATACAAGAATTCATTTTGTGTATAAAGTGGTTTAGGTTTTAAAAAGGAATCAATATATTTTTTGTCAGAAATACAATTAATTTTATTTTTGGATACTTTACCTTTTACGACTTCTAAAAAAACTTTAATTTTGGCGACATTATTGGTTTGATAATTGGAATAAATATAATTAAAAATGGGGCGTGATTTTAAATCTTCTTTATTATTTTTAAGATTATTAATAGTTTCGATAAATTTTTTTTCATCGGTGGTATATTTATTTTTAGTAACATTATCATTTAAATTTTTGATAAGATTATCAATATCATCGGTGGTTGCACCTCCAATTTTAATGGATTGATTTTCAAAAGTAATATTAATAATGGGTGGAGTAATTTGGTGATTCATTTCAAAAGAATAATTTAAAATAGTATAAATATTATCATCAGAAATATAAAGATAATTTCCAGGATTAAATAAAAGTTGTGTAATGATTTGAATATTATTGATAATGATGGGTTGTTGTTCATTTTTTAAGATATCAAATTTTTGTTCAATTTCAAGAAACAAGTCAGGTTTGTATATTTTATTTTTATTTTCGTCAATAAATTTTACGGCATCAATAACATTTTTGTTTGGTTGAATATTGCCGAGTAATAAATAAAATAAATTTTTTTCAAAAAATTGTCGAAAAATTAAATCAATATTATTAACTTTTTGTATAACTTGTTTGTCTAATTTGGTAAAAGATGTAAAAAAAACAAAATCGGAAGTTTCAGTAGGAATAGACATTTTAGGTTTATATTGTATTTTCATTGTTTCAAAGGAGTCATGAATTTTGATATCTAAATCAAAAAATAATATTGTTGGAACGTTCATACAATAATATTATTTTTTATAATCCAAAAGGGAATCCGATTAAACTGGCACCAACACCGAAACCCACTCCAGTTCTTGCAGAAACGGCAATAGCAGGTAAATAATTATCTAAAATACTAAATACAACACTGGCAGTTAGTCCTATAATGATAATTTCTTCGATATTTAATTTTTGTTTAGGAATAACATAGGCAACAATGGCAATAATAAATCCTTCAATTAAATATTTAATAAATCTTTTGACAAATTCATTAAAATCAAAATAATCAGATATTGTCATTATATAAATAATAAAAGAAAATAATTAATCAGATTTTGTATCAACTTCTTCAGTTTTTGTTTGAACTTCTTCAGGTTTTGTTTCAGGTTGAGAATGAATGGCAATTTTTGTTTCAGATAGTTGTGTTTCTAATAAAGAAATATAATGAAAAATAAATATTGAAAAAATGGATAAAAGAATGGATAAAATAGGATGATAATATTTTAATTCTTCATTGACTAAATAGATAATAAAAATCCAAATATGTAAAATTTTTTTGATATTATCTTTAATAAAGTTATTAATCCAAGACATCATTTATAGAATAATAAAAGAAAAAAAATTATAATATTCCCTTTAATTTTTCAAGGGCATTAAAACAAGCTTGTTGTTCTGCTTTTTTTTTAATTTTGTTGATACCTTGACCTAAAAATAACATTAAATTACCGGAATTATTATTTATTAAATTATAAATATCTTCAATATTGTTGATATCAGTAATAGTAACTGAATCAGTATTATTACCAATAGACAAATATACTCCCATTTTAAATCCGATTTCTTTATCTTGTTGAATAATTTTGTATAAAGGAGTAATTTTAAATTCTTTTTGAATTTTAACTTGTAAAAGATTTTTATAATTAGTGTCATTCATAATAATATCGGTCCAATTAATATGAGAACTAAAAATATTTTCAATGAATATTTGAGACATTTGAAATCCAGGGCCACAAATGAAAATATTTTTAAACCATTTATCATCATCATTAATTTGAATTTTATTAAAGTCTAAAAAAATGGCTCCAATAAATGCTTCAAATAGGCATCCCAATCTTCTTTTACAAAGGCGTATATTTTCATCTTCGGCGCGTTTAGATAAAAGTAACCATTTATGTAATCCGATTTCTTTTGCGATGGATCCGATGGATTCATTTTTAACGATTTCTATTTTTTTGGTTGTCATAAATTCGGGTTCTTCTTTATAAAATCTTCTATATAAATAATATTTAGTGATTAATTCCAAAACACCGTCTCCTAAAAATTCCAATCGTTCATTAGATTTGGATTTTAATTCGACACAATTTGTAGGTTTTGGGACAATATTTTTATTTGATTTTTTAAGATAAGATTCATGAACAAATGCGCGTTTATATAAATCAAAATTATAAATTTTTGGTGGTAATCCGTATTTTGTTAAAATAGTCAAAACATCATTTTCAGTAATTTCAACATTTAATTCATTATAAGGGTTAATTAGGTCATCCATATAATAAAAAATGAAATGTATTTATATTAAAAAAATTGATTAAAAAAAAAATATTTTGAATAATAAAAATAATGTCAGAAAATGACATGATGTCAATGTTGAATAACATGATGTCAAATATGTCAATGCAAAATGTGTCTGAAGAAAAAGTGATATTAAAATGTGTAAAGGAGAATAAAAGGTTAAGAATAAAATTTTATTCATTTATAGACAAATATGGAAAAAAGCATTATAATGTGTATAATAAGGAATATAATTGTCAATTTCCAAGAGAAATAAGAATAGAAAACAGATATTATGCGGTTCCGTCGAATGCAATAATGTTGATTGAATATAATGGTAAAAGGCCATTTTATAAAATAGATGAAACAAACATAGTAATATTGGGAGACATATTTCAAAGAATAATTGATGAAAATAAAAACATGGTTGTGTATCAAGAACCGGAATGTGTAATATGTTTATCAAATATGTGTCAAATAACATATTTGCCATGTGGACATAAATGTGTGTGTAACAATTGTAATACATTGGATACATGTCCATTATGTAGGGTAAAGATAGAATCATTGATGCGATGAAATATTATTTTATTTTTTTGTAAAAAAAATGGAAATAAAAATAAAAAAGTAAGAAAATGAATAACATGACGACAGATTTAACAAAATATGATAGACTAAGTGAAATGGAGCATTTATTAAAAAGACCGGATACGACAATGGGTTCAATAAAGCCGATGGAACAAGAAATGTGGTTATATAATAAAGAGAATAATTCAATGGAAATAAGAGAAATAACAATGAATCCAGGTATATTAAAGATATTTGATGAGGCGATAGTGAATTGTCGCGATCATTATATTCGTCAAATGGAAAAAAAGGGAAAGGAGAATATAAAACAAGTGACATTGATTGAAGTAGAAATAAAAGAGAATGGAGAAATATCGATAATGAATGATGGAAATGGTATAGATATTGAAAAACATCCGAAGGAGAAGGATATATGGATACCAGAGTCGGTATTTTTTCAATTACGATCTGGAACAAATTTCAATGATGATGAAGAGAAAATAACGGGAGGAAAAAATGGATATGGTGCAAAATTGGTATATGTATGGTCAAAATATGGTATAATAGAGACAGTAGATCATGTAAGAAAATTAAAATATATTCAAAGGGTAAAAGACAATATGTCAAAAATAGAGACACCAAAAATAACAAAATATGGTAAAAATCCGTATACAAAATTAACATTTATGCCAGATTATGAAAGATTTGGTATAGAATTGACAAAAGATATGATTGAAGTATTAAGAAAAAGGGTGATTGATTTGTGTGCGGTGATTGATAAATCGGTAAAGGTAAGAATAAAAATAGGTGAAAATGAATGGGAAACATTAATGTGCAAGACATTTCAACAGTATTGTGAATTATATGTAAAAGAGAATATAATATATGAAAAACCGTCAGAAAGATGGGAATATGGTGTTGGAAAAAGTAAGATGGATAAATTTAGTCAGATAAGTTTTGTGAATGGTATAAATACGTTTAAAGGTGGAAAACATGTGGATGCATGGATAAATCAATTTAATACAAAAATGATAAAATATATTGAATCAAAGAAAAAAATAAAAGTATCTGGAACAATAATAAAGGATCAAATAATATTGATATTAAGAAGTGATATAATAAATCCGTCATTTAATAGTCAGACAAAGGATTGTTTAAATACACCACAAAAGGAATTTGGATCAACATTTGAGATATCGGATAAATTTATAGAAAAATGTGCAACAAAATTAGGTATAATGGAAAGATGTTGTGAAATGATAGAAATAAAGGAGAAAAAGATAATAAGTAAATCGGATGGAAATAAGTCGACAAATGTTCGCGGAATAAAAAAATATGAGCCAGCGAATTGGTCAGGAACAAAAAGGTCACATGAGTGTGAATTAATATTATGTGAAGGAGATTCAGCGAAATCGGCAGTATCAAGTGGATTATCGGAACAAGATAGAAATAAATATGGGGTATATGCATTAAAAGGAAAATTGGAGAATTCAAGAGGAAAGAGTGATTTGAATATATATTTGAATGATGAAATAAAGGATATAATAAAAATATTGGGATTAGAATATAAAAAGAAATATTTAACGATGGAAGATGTGAAAAAATATTTAAATTATGGCAAGGTAATGATAATAACGGATCAGGATTTGGATGGAAGTCATATAAAGGGATTATGTATAAATTTGTTTCATTATAATTGGTATGAATTAACAAAAATTCCAGGTTTTTTATGTTTTATGAATACGCCATTATTAAAGGCGACATTAGGAAAACGGACTTATTCATTTTATAATGAAAATGAGTATAAAATATGGAAAAATACGACAAATAATTCGGATAAATATCATATAAAATATTACAAGGGGCTTGGAACGAGTGTTGCATCAGAGTTTAAGGAATATTTTAGGGAAAAAAAGATTGTAGAATTTAGGCATATTGGAAAATCATCGGATGAGATAATAGAAATGGCATTTGACAAGACAAAAATAAATGAGAGAAAAAAATGGTTAGAGAATTATGAGAGAGATTTAGTGTTGGATACAAGTTTAAAGATGGTATCATACGATGATTTTATAAATAAGGAGTTGATTCATTTTTCAAAATATGATTGTGAAAGAAGTATTCCGAATATGATGGATGGATTAAAAATAAGTAATAGAAAGATATTATATTCAGCATTTTTAAAGAATTTGACAAATGAAATAAAAGTTGCCCAATTTTCGGGATATGTGGCGGAAAAGACAGCGTATCATCATGGAGAGGATAGTATATCAAAGGCGATAATTGGAATGGCACAAAATTATGTTGGATCAAATAATATAAATTTATTGTATCCGTCTGGTCAATTTGGAACAAGAAATCAGAATGGAAAAGATCATGCATCACCAAGATATATATTTACAAAATTATGTGTAATAACTCGTAAAATATTTAGGGAAGAGGATGATGCAATATTGGAGTATTTATATGATGATGGTGAGAAAATAGAGCCACATTATTATGTGCCAATAATACCAATGATTTTGGTGAATGGTTCAAGTGGAATAGGGACTGGATTTAGCACAAAAATACCGTGTTATAATGTGGTGGATATAATAAATTATTTGATTAATAAATTGGATGATAAAGAGAATAAGGATGTGATATTTAAGCCTTATTATAATAATTTCAAGGGAACGGTTGAAGAAATAGGTGAAAAGAAGTATGAATTAAAAATTCCGATTGAGATAAATAAAAATAGGGTAGTGATAACGGAATTGCCATTATCAATGCCGATTGATAAATTTAAGGAGCATTTAGAGGGATTAATGGATGATAAAAATAGTGTATTAAAAAGTTTTAAAAATGGATGTTCAGATGAGGAAGGAATAAAATTTACATTGGAGTTTAAGGAAATTCCGGAAGATATTTATAAATATTTAAAAATGAATGAAACAATATCGACAAATAATCTTCATATGTTTAATCATTTGGATAAATTAACAAAATATGAGAATATTAAAGATATAATTGATGATTATTACGAGGTAAGATTTGAATATTATACAAAAAGAAAGGAATATTTAATACAATATTTGGAGAAAGTATGTAGAACAATGAGAAATAGGGCAAATTTTATAGAAAAAACAATAAATGGGCAAATTGATTTGCGTGAAAAGAATGATGATGAGATTAAAGTTATGTTGGAGAAACAAAAATTTGACAAGGAAGATGAATCATTTGATTATTTATTAAATATGAAAATGAGAAGTGTGTCAAAAGAGAATAATAAAAAAATAAGGCAAGATTATAAAAATAAGGAAAATGAATTAGAAATGATAAAAAAAATGAGTGAAAAGGAAATGTGGAAAAAGGAATTGAATGAATTATTGTCATTAATATCATCTTAAATTAAATTTTGTTTTTTTACAAAAAAAAAGTAATTGATAAAAAACAAGATTGCAAAAATAAAACAGGAAAATAAAAATAAATAAATGTAGTTTAATGTATCTGGAGATATTTCGGTATTTTGTTCTTGTTCTTGTGGTTTTGTAATTATTTCATCGGAAACCCAAGACGGTTTACAGTCAATATAAATTTCATTATCATTTGATGTGATTGCGCCATTTTTATTAATAAAAAAATCAACATTATTTTTGATTTGAAAATCATTTGGTTGAATAATGTTTTTAATTTTATTCATGATATTTTGGTTAATATAGATAGGAATATTATAGACAATAAAATTAACGGATGAATTACAAGGAGGATAAGGTGTGGTGGCTTGATAGGTAAAAAATGGTGTTGATTTTGAAGGTAACCAATCATTAATGGAAAAAGAATTGACGGTGGTTTTATTATTTTCATCGGGTGCATTATTTGAAATAGTTTGAATGATGGATGAAAGTGAGGAAGAATTATTGGAATTGGAAACGGAGATAGGTATACAAACCAAGAGTGGTAAATCATCGCCATTAACGGATTGATGAATGATAATAATTTCGGCATTTTTTTTATTTTTTCTGAATGAATGAAGGGAAGGTTGATATAATCTGATTTCGGAAACATAAAATTGTTTGTTATTAAAAGATACTGGTGATGTGCCTTCTGTTTTTTCCAAAGATAATAAAATAAATTTATTATTATTTTTTGCAATGGCGGAAGATATATTATTATAGTTATAAGTAAATGAGCATTTTAAATCACATTTACCTTTAACATTTTCGATAGAAATATCGATAGGTGAAGTGCAACTCATATATTATAATAAATGAAAAAGATTGAGTAAAAAAATAAATAAATAAAAAAAACAATAGATTAATATGAATAAAACATTATATTTGTGTATGATTGTAAAAAATGAATCAAAAATAATAAAAAGAATGTTGGATTCAGTAATAAATTACATTGATGGGTATTGTATATGTGATACAGGATCAACGGATAATACAAAGGAGATAATAGAGGAATATTTTAGGGAAAAAAAGATGAATGGAAAATTATTTGAAGAGCCATTTAAGAATTTTGGGTATAATCGTAACATGGCATTAAAGGAAGCATATGGTATGTCGGATTATTTATTATTGATGGATGCGGATATGGTGATGATAACAAATTTAACAAGAAGTATGTTTCATGAGTTATTGAATATGGGGAATTTTTTTCAAATAATACAGGGAACGGATGAATTTTATTATGCGAATATAAGGATAATAAAAAATGTGATGGAATGTAGGTATAGTGGAGTAACACATGAATATATAAATTATCCAGGTGGAGAATATTATTTGGTGAATAGGAATGACATATTTATATTGGACATTGGTGACGGAGGATCAAAGGGTGATAAATTTGAAAGAGATGTAAAATTATTGGAAGAGGGTATAATTAATGAGCCAGAGAATGAGGCAAGATATACATTTTATTTGGCATCAACTTATTATGAATTAGATAAGATAGAATTGGCGATTGAATATTTTAAAAAAAGGATTGGGATGGGTAATTATGAGCAAGAAATATGGTATTCATATTATAAAATTGGAAAAGGATATATTAAATTGAATGAATGTGAAAAGGGGATATATTGGTTATTGGAGGGATATAATCATAATCCAAATAGGTTTGAAAATATGTATGAAATAATACATTATTATCGTTCATTTTCGAATAAACAAAAATTGGCATTTTATTTTTTGAAGGAAATAATGGAAAAAACGAATAATGGTGATTTTACGTCAATAAAGGGAGTGAATATTGACAATTATTTATTTTTACACAAATCGGTATATTCATATTTATTATATTTTGAGTATATTACATTGGCATATTACAACGGCATAAAAAGGGTCGGAAAGGAGACAATATATATACTGAACGCATCAAATGATGAAAATATAAATAGGGCAACATTATTTAATTATAGTTTTTATGATAATATATTGGAACAAAAAAGGGTATATAATTTATCAAATACATTGGAATATGAGAATAAAAAATATTATTCGTCGTCAAGTTGTATATTTAAGACAAAAAATAATAATTATGGATTGAATATAAGATATGTGAATTATAGAATAAATAAAACAAATGGAAGATATGAGGATTGTGAAGATAATATAATAACATTAAATAGGTATGTTGAATTTGATTCATTGGAAAATATGATGGAATTTAAAAGGGATAAATTATTTAAAAACATAAAAAAGAATGGGAATAAATATATTGGTATAGAGGATATTCGTGTATATAATGATAAATATATTGGGACGGGAGAATTAAAGACGGGTAATTTGGGTATGATAATTGGAAAATATGATTTAAAAAAGGATAAATTGAAGGAATATGAAATAGAAATATCGGATTCAATAAATAAAGAAAATAAGCCAAAATGTGAAAAAAATTGGGTATTTTATGACAATAATAAATTAATATATAAATGGTATCCATTAATAATTGGAAAAATAGATGAAAAAAAGGAGAAATTAGAATTAATAGATGTAAAAATGATGCCAAAAATATTTCGTTATATACGTGGATCAACATGTGGTTTTAAATATGAATCAGAAATTTGGTTTATAACACATATTGTATGTAATTGTAATCCAAGGATATATTATCATTGTATAGTAATATTTGATGAAAACATGAATTTATTAGGATTATCGTCTCCATTTAAATTTGGTAATGAAAAAATAGAATATTGTTTAGGGTTTATAATAGAGAATAATGAGATGATAATAAGTTATAGTGAATGGGATGAAACAACAAAAATAGGGGTATATGATTTATCGGAAATAAAAAAGATAATGTATAATTTATAAAATGGTATTTATATATAATGATAAAAATGATTGAATTAAAAAAAAAGGAAAAAAGAAAAAAGAAGAAATATTTGGAATGGGATTTGACGGAAGAAATAAAATCATGTGAATATCAATTTGAGTTATTAAAAAAGATGAATGAGAATAAGGAAGATAAATATGTAAAAATATTAAAAAAAAATATTGAAATAAAACAAAATAGTTATAAATATCAAGATAAAAATAAAAATAAGTATGATGAAACAAAGTTTATAACATATGACGAAATAATAGGAATGTTGATTGAATCAGAATTGAAATGTTTTTATTGTAGTATGTTGGTGAGTGTATTGTATGATGTTGCATTTGAAAATAATCAATGGACGTTGGATAGAATAGACAATGAGTATGGTCATAATAGGGATAATGTAATAATATGTTGTTTAAAATGTAATTTGGAAAGAAGGATAATAAATAAGGATAAATATAATTATACGAAAAAAATGGTGATAATAAAATGTGAGTAGATTGTATATGGATGATTATAACGTATCAAATTTGCATGAATCAAAGAATGAATATTATAATTATTTGTTGAATGCATTAACGCCATTAATAATGGAAGGAATTGAGTCAATATTTAATGAGTCATTAGAATTATGTAATAAGAATAAGGAACCGGAAAAGTATTTAAAAAATTTTCAGAAAATATTAAAAGTGATTCCGACATGGAATGAGAAAATAATAATGGATGAGACAAAAAGGATAAAGACGAAATCAACGTATAAAAATTTGGAGGAATTGATATCATGTGTTCATATAATACAGACAAAGATATTGACAATGTCAAGAGTCGGACAAAAACAGAAAAAGATTGACATACCATTTCCATCATTGGAACGATTTATTCATGATATATATATTGAAAGTGCAAGAAGTTTTTATACAAAAATATTTTTGTTTAGAATATATGATGAAAAAACAAAAAATAAGTTATTGAATTTAAAAATACAAGAGAATAATTATGAAAAGGAAAAAATAGTTCAAAGATGTATATTGAATGTGATAAGAAAAAACATACCGATTGAATCAATAGTGAGTGCATATTTAGATGAGACAGAAGAAGAGGGTGTGGAGGAGGAAATAAAGAAGGAGATAATAATATCTGAGCCAATAAAGGTGGAAAAAGAGGAAGAAAAGGTTGAAAAGGTTGAAAAGGAGGAAGAAAAAAGGGAAAAGGAGGTAATGTTTAATGATATTGAATTATCGAGGGATGAAAATAATAATGAATCGGTGGCATTAATAAAGCCCAAAGAGGAAGAGGAGGAAATAAAATTGGAGATAAATGATGAATTATCGGAGTTGGATTTATCGGATTTTGTATCAACAACTGAGGAAGTGTATGAATTGCCTGACTTATAATAAAAATAAAATATAATGGACACATCAAAAATTGATAAATTATATGATAATTTATCTTATTTTGACAAATATGGTGAAAGTATAATTTTATTTTTATTAGTGAACATAGTATTTATATATTTATGTTTATATTTTCAAATAATGAAAAATTCGGAAGAAATAAAATCAAATTGGAATGAAAATAGGTGTAATCCAAAAATAATTCCGTTTGCGGGATTAATAAATCGTCCAGAAAATAAGACAATTGCAGAATATACAAAAGAAAATTGGGATTATTGTATTCAAAATACAATAACATCATTAACTGGAACATTGACACAACCAATAACATTTATAACATCGGAAATACAGTCTGTGTATTCTGGATTATCGGAAAATGTGAATTCGATAAGGACAATGATAAGTTCAATAAGAACAAAAATGAGTGATATAATTGAGAATATATTGGAAAGAGTGTTGAATATATTGACTCCATTACAACAAATAATGATTGCATTTAAAGATAGTATGTTGAAAATGCAAGGAATATTGACGGCTGGATTATATACGTCATTAGGAACATATTATGCATTAAAGTCGGTATTGGGAGCGATAGTTGAATTTATAGTGGCAATTTTAGTGATTTTGGTAATATTAATTGTTGGAATGTGGATAACTCCAGCAACATGGGGAATGGCAATATCAATGTCTGCGGTTTATGCGTCAATAGCAATTCCTTTGGCGGTTATTGTGGTATTTATGACAAATGTATTGAATGTTCAAAGTAGTGGTATACCTAAACTAAGATGTTTTTTGGAATATCCGGAATGTGATGATGCAATAGGAAAAGTGGTATTAAATGGTAATGGATTGGATATATATAATTTGAATGATACGTATGTAAGTGGAAGTCATTTAATAAAAAATGGTGAAAAATGGCAAAGAGTGTCGGAATGTTTGGATGCAAAATTGGTGATGAAAAATTACATGGGAATGGTGTATTGTCCGATAACAAAATCAAAAGTAGTAAAAATAAATGGAACAATATATTCGGATTGGGATGAAATAGAAATAAATGTTGGAGAAATTGGGTATAATTCGGATGTATTAGTATTGATGATGGATAAAAGTTTAAAAAGGATTGATGAAATAAAAATAGGAGATTTATTGTATAAAAAAAATGAGGTATATGGATTAGTTAAATTTGTGTCTGGAAAAAAACATTTATTAACAAATGGTGATAAATTTTATTTAGAAAATGGAAAAGAGGTGAATGAGTATAATAAAGATATTGAAGAAATTGTAAAAAAATGGAAATGATTATTTTAATAGATAGTTTTAAAAATGAAAAAAATAATTATTAAACCAAATAATTTTGGTTTAGAGTTTCAAAAATGCATTCATAATGATGAGAATACGAAATATTATATAAATGGAACAAAAATAATATTTGAAAAAAAAATAAATATATGTTACAAATGTTTTCCAATTCAATCATTTGAATATTATTATTTAATAAAAAATGAGTATTGTAATAATATAAAAAATAATTTTTGTGAAAATATTGATATAACGTATTATAACCAGAAATGAATAAAAAATTGAAATTCTTTTTTTTAGAAATTGTCAGAAAAAATGATTATGAGATTTTTAAACTGTTTAGAAAGTATTGTAAATATTCCAATATTTATGATTTATTTATTATATTATATTGATATATATGGTGATATTTATGATAGTGTATTACAAATAGAATTAATGATATTATTAATGATTTGTGGATTAAAAATAGTATTAAATATATATTATATTATTTATAATATAAAAAAAGAAAAAAAAAAAGAAAATTATTTATTATTTAGACTTAGTTATTTCATAACTATATGGAGACCATTTAATTCATTATATTTATTGATTACATTAAATAATAGTAATGCATGTTTATTGAATAAATTATGTATTATTGGTAGATTTGAATTATGTGGATTGGTTTATTTGGTTATAAAAAATATATTATATGAAATATGTGTTAAAATGATACTTTTGTTTGATGATGGAAATAGGAATTTAATATTGTTTGAAATATTAGATTAAATGACATTTTTTTTTAATTAAAAATAAAAAAAGTATAATGATAATGGATTGTTTTATTTACTTTAGAAGATTTATGTCGTATGGATATACGGATAAATTTTTGTATTTTGAAAAAGTATATATTGGCACTTCTCTTTCAAGGTTGGGAATATATGGAGGATATGGATATTTTTGTGATAATTATGCTTTAAAATATAATTATAATTATGATAAAATAAAGAATTATAATGAGAAATTAAATAAAGAATTAATTGAATATTTTTATCATCCATCAAAAATTGGAGTATTATGGGATACTAATTAGTTTTAGAAAATATATTATAAATAAATTGTGCATAAATAATAATGAATTATCGGGAACCAAATCGTGGTGGTTTAATGATGTTGGTAGCATATGGAGGGCAGGATGTATATTTGCCTGGAAAACAGGATACGATGTTTGAATCAATATTTAATAAAATAAAAAATATGTTATGGAGACCAACTCCAAGACCGACTCCGATGTTTGAAAATGTGACAAGAATAAATATTAAACAAACAAAAAAAGATAAAATAAGGGAAAAGATTAAAAAAATATTGGAAAATGAAAAATATAGGTTTATAAAAAAGGAGTATTATTTGAATAATGTATCATGTGACTCGGAAAAAATAAAATCACATATAAGAAAAATAAAAAAATATTTAAAAAATAAACCAAAATATGATTATAATAAAATAAAGAATTATAATGAGAAATTAAATAAAGAATTGACGGAATATTTTTATCATCCATCAAAAATTGGAGTATTATGGACGATTGAAAATAATGAATAAAAATTGAATAAATATAAAAATAAATAAGTAATAAGTATGAGGGAAGAAGAGTTTGACGTAATAAAAAGTGTGGATAAGAATGGTAAATTAAAAATATGGATGATAAGTGTGAAGGAGTATGAGTTATATTCAATAATAAAGACGGAATATGGTTATGAGAATGGAAAAATGACGGAATCATGTATAAAAATAGAGAATGGAAAAAACAGGGGTAAAAAGAATGAGACAAGTCATTATGAACAGGCAATAATGGAGGCAAAAAGTAAATGGAACAAGAAAAGGGAATCAATTCAGGAGGAGGACAAACCAAGATTTCCGATGTTGGCGGAAGAATTTGAAAAGAATGAAAAAAAGGTAATGTATCCGTGTTATGTTCAACCGAAATTGGATGGATATAGGATGATTTATGATTCAGATAAAAAGACTGTAACAACAAGACAGGGAAAGGAATTAAAAATAATAAGTGAAAATGCGAAAGAATTATATGAAGAATTGAGTAAATTGTCGGGGTCGGGGGTGATATTGGATGGAGAATTGTATGTTCATAATGATAAGGACACAAGTTTTGAGACGTTGGGAGTATTAAGAAGAACAAAGAATTTTACGAAAGAGGATTTAATAAATTTAGGAAAGATAAATTACAATGTGTATGATGTGATTGATAATAATTTAACATTTGAAGAAAGAATGAATAAAATAAATGAATTATTATTGGAAAAGGGGTTTAATAAAATAAGGGTAGTGAAGACAGAAATAGTAAAAAATAAAAAAGAGATTATGAAAAAACATGAAGAATATGTAAAAGATGGGTATGAGGGAATAATGATAAGAAATATGGTAGGAAAATATAAGGAAAAATATCGTTCATCGGATTTATTAAAGTATAAAGAATTCAAGGATAGTGAATTTAAGATAATAGGATATGGATATGAGCAAGATAGATTAAATCAGGAGGAAAAATTGATTGTATGGGAAGTTGAAATAGCAGAAGGAATTAAGTGTAGTGTGCGTCCAAAGGGGACAAAAGAGGAAAGACAATATTTGTATTTGAATGGGGATGAATATATTGGTAAAAAGATATGGTTAAAATTTCAGGATTATACTGCAGATGGAAATTTAAGATTTCCTACAACACAAAGAGAAAGTTATAAGGATTATATAAGGGATGAAATAATTTAGGATTTAAACACACCGATTTTATATAAAAAAATTAAAATATTATTTTTATATACATTAATATATTTAAAAATGATATATGAAAATTAGTTAAATAATATTACATAAAAAAAATATTTATCGACAAATTGTAAAAACATTATAATATTTTATTTTAACTATTATAAAACAATATAAAAACAATTATATTTATTATACAAATGTCGTTGCCGACACATTTACCACCTAAAATAAATAACCCAATTTTTAATACAAAAGATTTTGAATGGACCAATGAAGATATTATTATTAGTATAAATAAATTAAATGTTAAATATGAACAAAATATTAAAGAATTAGATGTCAAATACAAACAAGATATTAATGAACTAAAAAATAGGATAGAAAAGTTAACTTGTTTAGTTAATGATTTACAAAAAATAAACACAAGAGTTGATGAGAAAACAACAGAAATTACAAATGGAATTCAACAAATTATTGAAAATAATTAATTATATGTATTTTAAATAGTTTTTTAAACAAAAAAATAGGTAAAAAATGTGGTAAGATAGAATAAAATTCCGCCCCAAATTGTGTCTAAAAAAACGGTAAAAAGATTCCATTTGGTAAAAATGGATGCATTAGTAAGTTCATAGACAGAATAGACAAAAATGCCTAATAAGAATGCATCAAATGGTTTTTTATTTTGTCTAATAATAAAGAAAAAAAGTCCCAAGGTAAGAGAAAGATAGCATAAAAAAACATATTTAAGATTAATAAAGGGAGAAGAATGTTGGACAATAAAAATTTGATTTTGAAAATATTTTTTGGAAATAAAAAGATAAATGGAGTCAAGTAAAAGTAAAATAGACGACATTTTTAGATAAGATTGTATCATATATAATAATAAAATAAAAAAGTATTATATATGATAACCATATTGATGACAATGATTGTGATATTTTTATTATATTATGTGTATAAATATTTGAATGAATTAGAGAATGTGGAATGTGCGATAAGATATAGAAAAGACATTGAGACATTAAAAATTCAGGAAATGTTTTTGATAATATTAAATGTATTTACGTTATTGGTGTCAATATTTGACATAAAAATAACGGAGAAATTATCATTATGGGTGATGATATTATTATTTATGTTTAATATGATATTTTTATTGGTATTTATAATAAATGTGTATAAATTGTATAATAAAATGCCGAAAAATTGTGATAAATTTAATAAATATCCAAGATATATATTATATGTGCAATCGTTGGTATATTTAATAGCGGTATTATTAATGAGTAAAATAATGTTATTGAATTTTATTTTGTATAAAAGGTAAAGGATTAGTAGGTTGAGAATAACCTTTGATGGTGTTGTATCCGGATTGTAAATTATATTCAAGACTTCTGCCAAAATTGACAAGATCTTGAACAAAACTGCCGCCTATTTTTTTTTTTGATTTTCTTTTTTTTTTATGTTTTTTGCCTCCACCAAGAATTTTTGAAACATGTGAGTCATTAAGTAACATGGAAGTTTGTGGGTCTCCATGATTATAAAGATTTTGTGAGAGATAATTTCTATCAGCGGAAATGCCATCGGTGGATGGCCATTGACTGATTTGTGGTCCCCAAGGTTTTCCAATAAATGGTCCAGGCATAACGGAAACAGGGAATCCGGATGAATTTCCACCATATTTGGGCATACCACATACGGTGCATATACCGCCACTCATTTTTTTTTTTGATTTTTTTTTGCCACCGGAGAATAATTTATCGCAACCACAGCCTCCCCCTTTTTTAACCATTATATATAAAGGGATGAAAAAATTGATTATTAAATTAATAAATAACCAAATAAAAATAAATGGAAGACTATTTGAACAACATTGATACTGATATAATTAAAATTATAACAAATGAAAATGGTGTGATTAGTGGATCAAGTGCAGTATATTATTATATGATTAAGAATAATTTATCTCCGACATTTGAACCAAATGACATTGATATTTATCTTCCGGAAAACACAGATATGAAACCATATTTTAATAAATTATCTAAAAATGACGGTGTTGATTTTTTAAAATATGTTTTTGTTTTTAAACAATATTTTTATACAATATATAAATTTAGTTACAATGATAAATTTATTGACGTAATAATATTAAATGCACATAACCGTAATGATATTTTATATATAATAAATAAGACATTTGATTTTAATGTTTGCAAAACATATTATGATGGAAAAAATATAAGGGCAATGTATCCATTGGCATTTACAAAAGGATATATTGATTATTATAGTGAAAAAAGAATAAATGAAATGGATTTACATTTATTATACAATTGTATAAATTATAATGAAATAATGTTTAATGAAATTAATAAAAACATTGTTGACATAAATATGTTGGGTATAAGTTGTTTGGGTGATCCGTATAATATATTAAGAAGAATAGTAAAATATAAAAATAGAGGATTTAATGTAAAAATACCGGAATTATTATTTCAATTATTATCATTAAAAAAAACGAATCTTTGTTTAAAAATAAAGAAATATTCAAAAACAGATTATCCATTATTAAGTGACACTGAGTTATATTATATGATGGATCCAAATAATATGATATTATTGTATAAATATAGGTTAAAAGAGATTCATTTTGAGTTAATAAAAAAGATGTATCATCCATCAAAAGTATTTGAAAAAATTGATTTAAAAAAATAAAAAAGGTAAAAAAATAATGGAAAAAAATGTAAAAGATATGTATTGGCAAAATGAATATGAAAAGGAAGAAAATAAAATAAAAAATTTTTGGACAAAAATAATAATAATTGTGATAATAATAGTAATAATAATAGTATTAATATTATTATTTGGATAAAGAAATATCTTTTTTTTAGAACCAATTTGGTAATTTTAAATCAAATTTATCACTTTGAGAAGATAGGACAGGTCTTGGAATAGGTTGAACCAAGTTATCAACATCATAAAGATATCTAAGATAAGATTGTGCTTCAGAAAATACTTTTGGAACACAAAAATCGATAACCATTTGATTAAGATTTGAAATTTGTTGTTTAATATTATTAAAATTATTGTCAGAGTGTTGTAAGAAAATAGCTCTCATGATAATTTTAAGTGCATCACAATCAAAAGGTGCAACAATATATTGTTTATTAGAACGGTGATAAACATTTGCCCGAATAGCATTTTGAATAATGGTCATATTATTGGAGGAAAAAAAGGCATTTGATAAAACTGAATTTTCCCAAATTCCTTCAGTTGGATTTTTAAAGGTAAAACATGTTTTTGCAGGAATTTTATCTTTCATGGAAAATAAAATTTTTGTATCTGGTTGATATAAATTAACTCTTCCATTGTGCATCATATACTATATATAATAAAATATTACGATGTATCATCACATGGATTAGGAATGCCGGAAGTAATACCATCCCATTGAAGTTTATATTGTGTTGCCCAAGTATATTTATTACATAATGAGTCGGAACCGGTATAAAAAGAAGTATTAAAATCCATTGGAGACGGAGGATTAATACCTAAATTATGTGTATTGTAACATAATTTATCGTCGGGATTAAAAGTCCAATAATCGGGACAATCAGATACAATAGGTGTCCAATTGGAATAATTGGAAGAATACATTTCTTTAATGATAATAATTAAAAAAACAATAAAAAGAAAAATAGCAATAAACAATGTTATTCTTTGAAAATTGGGCATAATATAAAATATAATGATATAATAATGATAAAAATAAAAAAAATAATAATAGTGGTATTATTAATAATATTAGTAATAATATTATTAAAATCAGTAAAAGAAGGATATACATCATGCACTCAAGCTAATTCAAATTGTCAGACATGCACAAGTGCAATAATAAATGGTTCATCAAGTGGTTGTTATTGGAATCCGTATGATAATAAGTGTGGTTCGTTTAATGATAATGGATATTTCAAAAATTGTTCAGAAATACCGAATCCGTTACCAACAAATCCGACAAATTCAAATAATTATAATAGAATACTTCATAGATTAATTTAATTATTTTCTATTATTAAATATAATGAGAAAAAAACATAAAAGAGGAGGATATTCAAGTGCATCTGACTATGTATTAAAAACATTTGGGGATGGAGATCAACAATTTAACAATACATATAAAAATACGCAAGGGCAAAATTTGGCACAAATAAATAGTGGATCATTGGGAACATTATCAAATCCGAATAGTGGTCAAGTTCCATATATTGGTCCAAAATTGGTGAATGGTGGTAAAAAAAAGAGAAGTCGTTCATTTTCAATTGACAGTTATATGGATAAATTTTACAAAGGAGGAAAAACAAAAAGAGGTGGAAGAAGAAGAAGAAGTAAAAAAGGTGGAATAGGATCATTGATAACACAAGCAACTGTTCCATTTGCATTATTTGGATTGCAACAATCATATAAAAAAAAACATGCTAATGCAACAAGACGAAACAATTATAGATAATCGTCTTCATCAAGTTGATTTTGAATAAATATCTCATCATTATTATTAAAATTGGTGTCATCTTCATAATCATCGTCATCATCATCGTCATCATCATTATCAGAAGTAATGTCTTCAAAACCGTCAAAAAGTTTATCATAATAAAGTTTCCAATCTTGTAATTTTAGGTCAATAAATGAATTTGCAGTATTATCAAAAGCGACCAATACACAGTTACCGTAGAATAAAGTATTATCAATGGGAGGTGGAAAATCGTATTTATTGATTGCGTCATCAGATTTTCCGATTTTTTTTCCGTATACGGAAATGGTTATATTATTAATTTTCCAAGAGGTTTCTTTTTGAAAATTATTTTCTGATTTAAATCCGCATTTTTTAAATAATTCATTTTCTTTAAAATCTTTAATTTGAAGTGGTTTAATGCAACCGAATTTTTCAATAATTAATACGGACAAAGGGGATGACATGTTATAATGTTGGATAAATAATATATTTAAATCAATTTTTTTACAAAAAAAATATGTATAAAATAAAATGAGTAGTGCAATAGCGGTATTTGGGGAAAAAAGGATAAAGGGTGTTGTAAGATTTACAGAAAAAAATGACGGAAAAATAAGAATAAATGTAAAATTATTTGGATTAAAAAAAAATGGGGAACATGGGTTTCACATTCACGAATATGGAGACATGTCAGATAAATGTGAGAGTATGTGTTTGCATTTTAATCCATATAATAAAAAACACGGATGTCCTGGTAAAAAACAAAGACATGTGGGTGATTTGGGTAATATAATAACGGATGAAAATGGAAATGCGAATTATGAATTTGAGGATGATGTAATAAAATTGCATGGAAAGAATAATATAATTGGAAGAGGATTAATAATTCATAGGGATAGGGATGATTGTGGAGAAGGAGATAATGAGCAAAGTAAAATAACTGGTAATGCTGGAAAAAGAATAGCATGTGCGGTGATTGGATATGCAAAACCGGAATAATATATTCATAATAAAATATATGTATTCAACGTATTATAAATATGGTAATCCAAAAATAAAAAAAAGAAGTATACCTGAAAAAATAGGAGAAGGGACGTATGGATGTATATATAAACCAAGTTTAGAATGTGTGAATAATGAGTATAATATATTGGATTATGATAATTTGGTTGGAAAATATGGTGATTTGGAATCAAATAAAGAAGAATTAAAATCGACAGAATTAATTGAGAAAATAGATCCTAAAAATGAATTTCATTTACCGACTCCAATTTTATGTAAACCAAAAACAAGTGGGATTGATTTTCATACGTGTGATGTAAAAGTGAATAATGGAAGTTTATTAGTGATGCATAATGGCGGATATGATTTATCAAATTTTTGTAAAAATTATTTAATGACATGGTTAAAGACAAATAAAATATCAATATTTTTAAAAGAATTTAGTAAATTATTTTATGGATTAATTGTGTTTAAAAAAAAAGGAATAATTCATTATGATTTAAAACCGCAAAATATATTATTTAATCCGGAAAAAAATAGGATAGTATATATAGATTTTGGTTTAATGACAAAAAAAAATAGTATAATAAATGACGGAAAAATGGGATATGAAGGTTCATTTCATTGGTCATATCCATTGGATAATTATTATTTAAACAAAAAACATTATGATGAATTTATGGGAGAATCAATGGAAAATAAAAAAATGTATGCTGATGTTTTTTTAAAAAAAATAAATGGTCAAGAAATAAAGGACAAAATGATTGATGATAAATTAAAAATACATCATCCAAGAGCATTTGTATCTTTTTTTAAGGATATAAATTATGGCAATAATTTATTAAAAATAGAAAAAACGGATATTGACATATTTTTTAATACTTTAATAAATTATCGTGGAACATATGATGAATTTGCGGACAAGACAGTGGATACAATAGATATATATGGATTAGGAATGACATTACAATTTGTGATAAATATATTATTTGACAAGGGAATTATAAAAAAGGAATTATTTAATGAGTTAACGATATTATCATATTCGATGTATAATTTTAATTTTGAGGAAAGAATGGACAATCCTGAATTATTATATAAAATGTATAATAAAATAATTAAAAAATACGTTTAAGTTTTTTAAAAAGAAAAGTATAATAATCACGAAAATAGAATCTTGTTTTGCGAATATATGGTCTAAAATATTGTGTAAATTCTTCTTTATTTGAATAAATAAAGATATTGTATAAAAGAAAAATAAAAAAAATGAAAAGAATAAAAAGAATAAAAAAATCGGTCATATATTATTATTTGGAATATAAGTGGAAGCCCATTCAAGATATTTGATGGTATTATTATTTTCCAAAATATCTTTACTGGTGTAATCAATTTTTTGTAAAAAATCATAAATAGTTTTTGATTGTATGTTTGTAATAATGGCATTAATTTCTTCAATTTTTTTAATAAAATGTAAAGGTTTTTTATTAAAATAACATAAAATAGGTTTAAATTTAAAGTCTGGATTAAATCCTTTGCAAATAATATATTTTTCAAAAGAAAGATGATTATTAATTTTTGGTTTAAAGATGATAACTTTATCATAAATAATTGAAAGAACAAAAATAAAATCAAGAGTATGTTGTAAAAAGATGGAATTAATTTTAATAATTGAGACACCATTTTTTTTTTGTTTAAAAAGTAAATGATTCATGGTTGATTTCATATTTTTATAATTTTCTTCTTTAATGGAAAAGAATCCTAAATCAAAGGAAATTAAATTATCTTGAATAATTTGATCGGAAAAGTTTTTTCTAAAAATGGTCAAAAGTGATTCAATATTGTTCAATGAATAAATGGTAATATTAAAATTAAAATTAAAAATAAAAAAAGTGGAAACAATTTCAATTAAATTAAAAATATAATAAGAATAATCGACTGTTGATATATTTAAAAAAATAATTAAATCTTTGTCAATTGAGTCGGCAATATTTTTAAGAGTATTAAAATAATAAATACAAGTATGTGAAATAACGGGTTTGTCATTAAATTTAAGAAAAATATTAAGATTGCAGTTATTTTTAGGGATAATAAAATAATTCATAAATAAATATATAAAGTATATTTATCACATATTTCTAATTACATGAAATCCGTCGGTAGTATAATATTTAAGTATGGTGCCTAATGTGATAAGAACAAAAATATTGAGTAAAGTGATGAAGAATTCGATGGCTAAATAATTTTTATAGGAATAAAAGACATAAAATTGGACAATTAAAAGAATAAATGAAATAATTGAGAATAATTTAAAATTATCGATTTGATATTTTATTTTATCTTTAAATTTGATTAAAATGGCTAAAGAAAACCCATAAATAATAACAAAAAATAAGATAGGTAATAATGAAATAGGATTAAATTTATCGGTAAAAATAATTTTACTTGCAATGACTAATGACCCAAATGTTGAAATAGAGTAACCGGAAATTACTCCATTAATATTTTCAAAAAAAATGCAAAAAATGGTAATAATAAATCCACAAAGAGTGAATGTAAACCCCCAATTTTTATCATCAAACATTTATATATAATATTTTGTTTTTAATCAACTAAAAAAGTTATTCATATTGACAACTTCTAATTTGAAATCTTCCTTCATAAAAATTTTATTAATAAGTGAATCATCTCTTAGTCGAACAGTATATTCTTTAAGATAATTGCCTCTTCCAATTCTTCCCATGGCTTGAAATATTTTTTCTTGTGTAATTGATTGTGTCATATCTTTGCTAATATAGCCATGACAACATTGATAATTTGTTCCATAAATAAAATCACTGGATGCAATAATAAGATAAAGTTGTTGATTATCAACTAATTTTTTGATAATTTCAAGATAATCGGAATTATTTTGTAAAATTAAAACACCAATGCCCATTAATAAAAGTAATTTCCAATTATTATCTATTTGAATTCTCATAATTTCAACAACAGTATCTTCATTTATAGAAGAAGAAAACGGTAAATTATTATAATCAACCAAATTTTCTGCCCATTTTTTAATATGTAATGGTTTGTTTGGAATAAATGTTTCATTTAATTGAACTGTTTTAATCATTGTTTTATAATGTGATATTTGTTCCAATAAATTATTTGTTTTTTTATTTTTTGTATGAAAAACATCTTTTTTGCTTTTATCCTCGTCTGTATTTTGTTTTTTTATTTTATTTACTTCATCATCCAATTCTTTTTGTATTTCTGCAATTTTTTGATTCAAAACATTGTTATATTCAATTTTTTTGTTTATTTCATCAATAACAATTTGTGGTATATTTGCCTCTTTTAAACAAAATTGTATAATATTATTAACATTATTTGTTATATAAATAGTTGGTCCTTCTGTTAATGTAAATGCATCTTTTGTTGTAACATAAATAAGATTATTAACAATGGATTGATTTTGGACAGATATTCCTGGTCCAATGCTATTTTGTTTAATTGAAAATTGATTGATTGGATATTTTGGTTTTTGATTATTAAAATAAAGATAAATATTATTCCATTGTTTTTCGTCAATTGAATAAATTAATTCTAAATAATATTTTTTAATTTCAAAAATAGATATTGAATCAATAGTAATAAATGTGTTTAAATTATTATTTAAATTATAAATAAATTTAATAAAATCAATACAATAAGTTAAATCAAAATAACGAATAGTTGATTTATTTTCAAGACAATGTTGAACAATTTGTTTAATTTGATTAAAATCATTGGATAATAAATGTGGCATAACAATATACCCATTTTTATTTAATATAGACACACTTTTTCTTGAATCATTGCTATCAATATTAATAATTTCACCATTTTGAAATTTAGTTTTAAATGATTGACAAGTATTTGGTAAATCATTTAATTTAGGTAATGTAGCAGATGATAAAACTATATTTGGAATAATATTTTCTTTCCAAATTTCTTTAATAATTGGATGTAATTCATGTTCATTATAGTCTAATGAGATGGTTGGTTCATCCCAATACATTATTAATTTATCTTTAGGATGAAAAACCATCATATAATACATTGAAATAAGGTATGATTTAAGGTCAGTAATAATTAATTCAACTTTATCGCCGACAGAATTATCGATTTTATATATTCCGCCGGATTTATAATTTTTGGTATATTCTTTTGCAGAATAATTATGTAATCGAATATCACTTGCATCTTCACAATTGTATGCAAATGCAATTCGTTTTCCCATGGAAATGGCCCTTTTAGCTAATTGTAATCCGATATGTCTCGCGGCACATAAAAATATTATTTTGTATCCGCAATTTTTATTTAATAGTCCTAATGGAGTGATTGTTTTACCGGTTCCGGTTTCAGCAATATAAAAACATAGTTTAGGATTTGGATTATTTTTGAAAATATTAAAAATATCTTTTTGATGTTGATATAATTTCATGTCTTGATATTTAAATAAGATTGTATTTTTTTCAATAAATTCAATTGAATTGAATAAAATATCTTTAATATTTATTTTATCTTTATAAAAATGAATAATTTGTTGGACAATGTCATAAATAAATATATTTATTAATTTGATATTAAACTTTATTAATTTATATAATGTAAAATAATAAAACTTCCAATTATTATTTAAAATAATATTATTGATACATTCAATTAAAGTAAATTCAAAAATATTATTTATTTCAATATTTTTATCTATACGGATACTGTCTGATTTTTTTATTTCAACATTTTTTTGTCCAAGTTTTGGAAATTTAATAATATCGTTTTGTTTTATAATATTTAAAAAATATTTTTCATACAAATAATAATCAATATTTTTATTTTGATTTGATAATTTTAAAAAACCGTTTAATGATAAATTATGATTAATTAAAATATTTGGGTCATTGAATCCTAATTCAACAAGTTCTAATATTTCTCTTTCAGATTGCAAAATAGGAATTTCTGTTGTTTCCCATTCATATTTAGTTAATTTAGTTTGTTTAATTTCCATTTATTTAATTAATTAATAAAATATAATTAAATCAATTTTTTGCAATATTTTTGCAATTATTCTTTTCAATTGATAAATTAAATGTCATTAAATGAAAAAAAAATAATTGAATTTAACTCTGATATTTTTTCATCGGGTAAAAAAACAAGAAAAAAAAGGGAACAACCTCCAAAAATTAAACCAATAATTTCTCCATCGATAACAAAAAATAAATTAATGAAACAATTTAGAGATAAACAAAATAAAAGTGAATTAGATGAATCATTAAATTATTTGGAATCATTGGCAAAAATTAAACCAGATGAAACTGAAATTGAAACAAAATTGTCGGATACATTAACACCATATGAACCCCAACCTGAGCCAATTTATGGATGTTTAAAAAATGGAACAAAACCAACATTTAAAGAAATATATAAAAACAATAGTGATCCCAATAAAATTCCGGTATTTAAAATAACAGATGATGTTGCACCACCACCAGAACCTGAAAAAAAAGTAATAGAAAATGAGCCAAAAATAACTGAAAATACTGTGAAAATTACAAAAAATAAGAAATATACTTTGGGAAAATCAAAATTATTTAAAAAAATTGGTATATTAATAAAAGATAAACAAACAAGAAAAAATATAATGAATGCACAAAAAGAATTGAAATCAATACCAATTTTGGAAATAAAAAATAGATTAAAAAAAAAAGGATTAATAAAATCTGGGTCAACGGCACCATCTGATTTATTAAGAGCCATGTATGAAAATTCAGTAATGGCAGGAGATATTATGAATACAAATAAAGACGTATTATTACATAATTTTGAAAATGAATAAAAAATTGATTTATATAATTTTATTTATAAAATGAAATCATGTCATTTATTTTATTAGATTGGATTCCAATAAATAAAATTAATTGGCATTGTCTATCATCAAATCCTTATGCAATAAATTTATTAGAGGAAAATTTTGATAAAATTGATTGGGTTTGGTTTTCAAAAAATCCAAATGCAATAAAAATATTGGAAAAATATCAGGATAAAATTGATTGGGTTTTATTGTCCAGAAATGTAAATGGAATTAATATATTAAAACAAAATATTGATAAAATTAATTGGTATTGGTTATCAGTAAATCCAAATGCAATAGAATTATTGGAACAAAATCAAAAAAATATTAATTGGATCGGAATATCATCAAATCCAAATGCAATTAAATTAATTGAAAACAATTTAGATAAAATTGATTGGGAATGGTTATTATTAAATCCAAATGCGGTTCATTTGATTGAAAAAATTCCGTATCATATTCAATGGGATTTATTATCTTTTAATGAGAATGCGATTGAATTATTAAAAAAAAATTTAAATAAAATAAATTGGAATAATTTGTCGGAAAATCCGAATGCGATTGAATTATTAAAAGAAAATCAGGACAAAATAAATTGGGTATTTTTATCATTGAATCCAAATGCTATTGAATTATTGGAACAAAACATTGATAAAATAAATTGGGCATTTTTATCATTAAATCCAAATGCAATAAAAATATTGGAAAAATATCCAGAAAAAATTGATTGGGATAATTTGTGTGAAAATCCAAATGCTATTCATTTATTGGAACAAAATCAAGACAAAATAAATTGGATGTTGTTGTCATCAAATCCGGCAATATTTAAAAAAAATTAATTTGATTTTTATTTTTTTTATTTTATAAAATGTGTTTATGAACATGAAATAAATATAAAAGAGAATAAAGTATTAATTGGAACAAAAAATAAATTGAATGTTGTTGTTACCAGCAATATTTAAAAAAAATTGATTTGATTTTTTATTTTTTATTTTTTATTTTATAAAATGACTTTTAAATTATTGGAATGGATTGATATTGACAAGTTAAATTGGTCAAATTTATCATTAAATCCAAATGCAATTGATTTATTGGAAAAATATCCCGAAAAAATTGATTGGGAAATGCTTTGTTTTAATCCAAATGCAATAAAAATATTGGAAAAATATTTGGACAAAGTAAATTGGCAAATTTTATCATCAAATCCGAATGCGATTGACTTATTGAAAAAATATCCCGAAAAAATTGATTGGGATTGGTTATCATTGAACCCTAATGCAATTGATTTGTTGGAAAAAAATCAGGATAAAATAAATTGGAGTTGGTTATCATTGAATCCTAATGCAATAAGGTTATTGAAAAAAAATCTGGATAAAATTAATTGGCATAATTTATCAAAAAACTCAAACATATTTGCCATTGGTTTGTTGGAAGATTACCCACACAAGATACATTGGTATAATTTATCGGCAAATCCAAATGGAATATATTTATTAAAAGAAAATCCCAAAAAAATTGTTTGGCAACAATTGACATTAAATCCAAATGGAATTTATTTATTAAAAGAAAATTCGAATAAAATTTATTGGGAATGTTTGTCTAAAAATCTGAATGCAATTGAATTATTAAAACAAAATTTAAATAAAATTAATTGGTATTTTTTATCAGAAAACCAAAATGCGATTGATTTGTTGAAACAAAATAAAGATAAAATTGATTGGGATCAAATATCAAGAAATCCGTCAATATTTTATTCAATTGAAATTGAGTTATTGGAACGAAATGAAATAAATTGGAGTTATTTATTTAAAAATCCAAATAAAAGTGAATTATTTAAACAAAAAGAAAAAAAAGAAAATATATTTATAAAAGAAATTTGGAAAAAAATAAATATAATTTGTTTAAATATATTAAAAAAAAATATAATTATATTTGTATTTTGTATATTACCATGTATTAATGTGATGTTATATTTACATTTACATTTACAAAACAATATGCAACATGATTTAAAAGAATTATAAAAAATTGATTAATTTTTTTTATATAATGGTTAAAAATATAAAAAATATTTATGGCTTATTTTTATAATAAAATTGACAACTTTTAAAAAATTAATAAAATAAAAAAATAAAAATGAGCAGTGGCAAATATTTTTTCAAAATATTAGTTGATCTTATATATAATGACATAGGAATTCATACGTTTAAAAAAGAATTTGTAAAAGATATGAGAGATGATGAATCAGAAGAAAATAAAAACAAAGAAAAATTATTGGTTGGAATATTTAATAAAACAAAAAAATATTATATTGAAACAAAAAAATTAGATAATATTTTACGTTATTTGAGAAAATCAAATTATTGTCATGTTGAAAACATTAAAACAAATAAAGGAATATTTATTGAAAATATAAAATATTGTATTGAAAATGTTTTATTTAATAAAATATCATCATATATTAATCAAAATGAATATGACGATTTTGAAAAATATATGAAATCAATACCATTTAATAAACTATTTGTCATTGAAAATAAAGAAGATGATTTAGAAGATATTTAATAAAAATTTTTATTTTTTTTACATATATAAAAATTTTTAATAAAGTTCCAAATAAAAATTTTAACAATTTGTTAGTTTATAATAAAATTATAAAAAAAAGAGATATTTATTTTAATAAATATCTATTTTTTGCTTATATTTTATATAAATTCGATAAAGAAATTGTATTAGAAAATTATTAGGAAATATATAAAATTAATGTAATAAAATATATATAAAAGATAATAAAAACTTGAATACAAATTTTTTATCGAATTTATATAAAATATAAGCATAGTCGTTTATTTTGATCATATTAACAGAAAACGAAATAATTTGTTTGGTAATATTGGAACGGAGTGAAATAAATTGGAGTCGTTTATCTAAAAATCCAAATAAAAGTGAATTATTTAAACAAAAAGAAAAAAAAGAAAATAAAAGAAATTGGGAAAAACATATTTATATTGCCATGTATTAATGTGATGTTATATTTACAAAACAATATGCAACATAATTTAAAAGAATTATAAAAAATTGATTTATTTTTTTTACGGAATTATACAAAATTATGAGATTATTGAAATGGGTTCGTTATGATAAATTAAATTGGTCATTTTTATCACTAAATCCAAATGCAATTGATTTATTAAAAAAATATCCTGATAAAATTAATTGGAATTGGATATCAGTAAACATAAATGCAATTGATTTATTAGAAAAAAATCAGGATAAAATTAATCGGAATTTATTATCATTAAATCCAAATGCAATAAATATATTAAAACAAAATAAAAATATGATTGATTGGTATTTTTTATCATTAAATCCAAATGGAATTGAATTATTAAAAGAAAATGAGGATAAAATAGATTGGGATAATATTTCATCAAACCCAAATGCAACTGAAATATTAAAACAAAACCCAAATAAAATTAATTGGAATAGATTATCTTTAAACCCGAATGCAATTGACATATTAGAAAACAATCAAGATAAACTAAATTGGAGTTATTTTTCATCAAATCCGAATGCAATTTATTTATTAAAACAAAACCCAAATAAAATTGATTGGTATTTTTTATCATTAAATCCAAATGGAATTGAATTATTAAAAGAAAATAGGGATAAAATATGTTGGCATAATTTGTGTTTTAATCCAAATGCGATTAATTTATTAGAAAATAATTTGGATAAAATAGTTTGGGAATATTTATCATCTAATCCAAATGCGATTAGATTGTTGAAAATAAGTCAAAATAAAATTAATTGGAGAGAAATGTCAAGAAATCCGTCAATATTTATAAAATAATAAAAAATTGATTAATTTTTTTATATAATGGTTAAAAATATGAATAAAACAATCATATTAACATTAACAGATACAGAAAAAGAAATAATTTGTTTTGGATTAATTTTATTTTTGATGTATTTAATTTGTTTGGTAATATTGGGACAGAGTGAAATAAATTGGAGTCTTTTATCTGAAAATCCAAATGAAAGTGAATTATTTAAAGAAAAAGAAAAAAAAGAAAATAAAAACATTTTTATATAAGAAATAAACCGAACCAACTAGTAAAAAGTATGTAATAAAAATGGATTAATTTTTTTTACAAAATAATACAAAATGGAATATAAATTATTAGATTGGATTCCAATTAATTATTTGAATTTAGAATTATTATCTGGAAATCCGAATGCGATTGATTTTTTAAAAAAAAATCCAAAAATAATTAATTGGTTTTTATTATCAAAAAATATAAATGCAATAGAAATATTAAAAGAAAATCTGGAATTAATTAATTGGGATTGTCTGTCTTTTAATCCAAGTGCAATAGAATTATTAAAACAAAATCCTGATAATATTAATTGGAATTGGTTATCATTTAATCCAAGTGCAATTGAATTATTAAATGATAATACTGATAAAATATGTTGGGAGTATTTATCAGAAAATCCGAATGGAATAAAAATATTAAAATGGAATAAACATAATATCAATTGGTTTATATTATCAAAAAATCCGGGGGCAATTGAATTATTAAAACAAAATATTGACAAAATTGATTGGATCAATTTGTCATCAAATCCGAATGCAATTGATTTATTGGAACAAAATATGAATAAAATTGATTGGGATTATTTATCATTAAATCCAAATGCCATTGAATTATTAAAAAAAAATAAAAATAAAATAAATTGGGATTGTTTATCATTAAATCCAAATGCTATTGAATTATTAAAAGAAAACAAAGATAAAATAAATTGGTGTCTATTATCACAAAATCCGTCGGCAATTGATTTATTATATGAAAATATTGATAAAATAAATTGGAATAATATTTTAAAAAATCAAAACATTTTTATAAAAAAATAAAAAAGATAATATATATGAAAATATCAAATGTATTATCTATTTTGTTTATACTTTTTTTAGTATTTCAGTTTGATATTCCCGAAAATGTAAAAGATGTATTAAAATCAAAACCTGGAAAAATAATTATTATAGTATTCATATTAGCATTATTTTGTTACAAAGATCCAATTTTATCCATATTATCAATAATTGTCGGATATGAATTATTATATAATTTAACAAGTCCTTCATCCGCATTTCCAACTGAATCAGAAAAATGGTCCCAATTTACTCCAGAACATCAATTTGAATATACATTAGAAGAACAAATGGTTGCCAGAATGACCAAATTTAGGAATGAAACCGATTTTACCGGAAATGTGTATAAATTTAAACCATATTTAGAAGATACACATAATGCATTATCAATATTAAATTAATTTTTTTCAAGCATTTTTTTATAATTTTCAAAAATGTCATAAAATTTTGATTCATCTTCTTGGCTTATTTCATTTTCCTTTTTTATTTCATTTTTTATTTCATTTCCTTTATTTATTTCCTTTTTTATTTCATTTTCCTTTTTTATTTCATTTTCCTTTTTTATTTCATTTTCTTTATTTATTTCATTTTCTTTATTTATATTATTTTCCTTTTTTATTTCATTTTCCTTTTTTATTTCATTTTCTTTATTTATTTCATTTTCTTTATTTATTTCATTTCCATTTTCATATTTTTTAATAAATTCATTAAATGAGTCTGAATTATCTGAGGATATTTTATTTTTATCTAATAAAATATTTTCATTGTTTTGATTAATAGGTTGTTGTTGTGCATAATTTGGCACAGGTTGTGCATAATTTGGCAATGGTTGGCCATAATTTGGCACAGGTTGTGCATAATTTGGCAATGGTTGGCCATAATTTGGCAATGGTTGGCCATAATTTGGCAATGGTTGGCCATAATTTGGCAATGGTTGGCCATAATTTGGCACAGGTTGTGCATAATTTGGCAATGGTTGGCCATAATTTGGCACAGGTTGTGCATAATTTGGCACAGGTTGTGCATAATTTGGCAATGGTTGGCCATAATTTGGCACAGGTTGTGCATAATTTGGCACAGGTTGATGTGCATTTTGGTTTAAATTTTTTAAAAAAGATGCATTATTTGGTAATATATCGTTGTCATTTTGGTTTAAATTTTTTAAAAAGGGTGAATTATTATTTGGTAATATTTCGTCATCATTTTGGTTTAAATTGTTTGAAAAGGGTGAATTATTATTTGGTAATATTTCGTCATCATTTTGGTTTAAATTGTTTGAAAAGGGTGGATTATTTGTTGATATATTATTATTGGAATCTGAAGAAGAAGAAGAATGTGGATTATATGTAAAATGTTGGGAAAATGGTTTAGGTTGGAAGGATTCATTTTTTGTATTTGATTGAGGAGAAGGAACTTGAATATATTTAAAAATATTTTCTCGAATTGATTCTAAATTTTTAATTTGTGATAAAGATGAATTAAATATTTTTTGTTCGATGATGGCTTCATAAATTTTGATTCCATTATTAAAATCATCATTACAGTCTAAATAAAGAGACAAGATGGTTTCTCTGGTTTGAACTAATAAATTATTAAGAATTGGTTCAGTTAAATCAGATTTTATTCTAATTTCTTTTGAATTATCGGGTAAATAGTGATAAACAAAAATAGATCGAATAATGGAAAAAAGGGTTTGTTGATGTGTTTTCATTTTTTTAATCATAGAGTTTATATTGTTTGCATATTCATTAAAAAGAAATTTATCTTTTGAAAAAAAATTAGGATTATTAAATTCAGATTTAAGGACATGTAAATCGTCATTACATCCAAACATTTTATTAAATTGTGGTAATTTAATATCAGAAAAATATTGAATATTATCTGGCATATTTTGATTTCCGGTGAAGGATGTATAAAAATCTTTTAAATCATTTTTGTAAATAATTTTATTATCGGGAGACATTTCGGTAAATTTGCCTTGTTCAAAGTCATAATTTGAATCATAATAAAGTTCTAATAATTCTGGTATTCCGGGTTCATCCATTAATGAAGATGGTAAATCAAGGGAACAAATGGTTGGATGTATGCTGTCATTTCCGTTTCCTTGAAGGGCATTTAGACGTTTATCACAGACATTTAATTTAAAAGTGATTGCAGTATTTTCATGAATTTGTTCTTTTGGTATTTTAAAAATAGATATAAATTCATTATTTTGTTTAACGACTGGATTTATGGTCATTATAATGGCAGAAAAAATATGTGCAATTTTAATATAAAATCTTGAAATATAGTTGCATAATTTTGTTTTTTCTTTTTCTGAGATAGTTTCAAGATTGTCTTTAAAAATAAACATTTCTTGTGAAGATCCTTTTATTCTGTCGGATAAATATTTTATTTCTTGTGGATTAAAATATTTTTTCAAGACATCGGAAGTAATAAATACTAATTTATCACAATATTCTTTTTTATTTAATTGTTTTAAATTATCAAAATCCATTGATAAAATATAATTTGATGCAATTTTATCCAACAAATCCGAAAAATTATTTTCATTTGTTTGTGTAAATGAAAATTTATTACCCATATATATTTACATTAATGAAAAAATTGAAATATGTTTTTGTAATTTGAACAAAATAAAAAATGAATATATTACCAATAATATATATTCTAAGGTCATTTACTTTTATGGTAATAAATGATGGAGAATTTATTTCAGGAATTTCATCATTTATATATTGGTATATATTGGTTGTCGTATGTCATTAAAAAAAATGAAATATTTTTTATAAAAAAGACAAATAAAAAATGATAAATATAAATACATGGTTATTATTAATGGCAACATTATCATATGGATATTTTTATGAAACATTGTTGATGGATAATTTATGTTTATAAAAAATTGAAATATTTTTTTTATAATATAAAATGAAAAATTAATAATGAGAATAATAATATTAATATCAATATTAATTATAATTAATTGTTATTTGACAAATAATCAAAAGAAATTTCTAAAAATATCATCAAAATATGTATATAAATATCCAATTTTGAATAAAATAAAACATAAATTATTGTATAATGGATATAAGCCATGGGCAATAAAGATAATGAATAATATAATAATGGAAAATGAATTATATATAAATGAAATAAGATATATTGAGATAAAATTATATAGTTTGCTAGGATTAGAATATGCGGTAAGAACATATAAAGAATGGGATCCAAAGAATTTCAAAAAATATTCAAAAAAAATAATATCGGAATATATTGAAAATGGATTAAAAAATAAATAAAAACCGTATTTTTTTTAAAATAAAAATAAAAGAATAAAAAACTAAAATGAATATTCCTTGGATGGAAAAATATCGTCCAAACAATATTGACGAAATAATATTAAGTCAAGAAAATGAATTATTATTAAAAAATATAATTGAAAAAAAGTATTTTCCAAATATGATGTTTTATGGTAGTCCAGGAACAGGAAAAACAACAACAATAATAAATTTGATAAAAGAGTATCAAAATAGAAATGAAAATGGTGAAAATAATAATAATATAATACATTTGAATGCATCGGATGACAGAGGAATAGATGTGATACGAAATATTATAAAATCGTTTATATTTTCAAAGACAAGGGAAACAAGATTTGTGATATTGGACGAGGCGGATTGTATGACTGTTAATGCGCAATATTTATTAAAAACAATGATAAAAAATTATAAAGGTGGGGCTAAATTTTGTTTATTGTGTAATTATATAAGTAAAATAGACGAAAAATTATTGGAAGAATTAATGATTGTAAGATTTAATAATTTACCGCCAGATAAAATAATAAATAAATTAAAAGAAATATTGGAAAAAGAAAATAAAAAAATAACAACAAAAAAATTAAAAATATTGCAAAAAAATTACGGAAATGACATTAGAAGTATGATTAATGATATTCAAATGAATAAAATAAATGATTATAATAAAGTATTTAAAAAAAAGAATGAATATGATAAAATAGATTTATATGAATTATCAATAAATGTATTTCAAGATATGATTGAAAATAATTGTTGTTCAAAATTAATTGATAAAATGGAAAAATATATTCATAATTATTATGAATTGGATGATCCAGTGAAATATTTTAAAAATATAATTAGTTTGCGGTAATAATATGAAAAAAAAAAATCATTATATTTCAATGAATACAAATTCGAATCCAAAACCATCAGATAAAGTATTACAATATGCATTTAATTATTCATTAGTTGAAGATAAGCCAATAATAACAGATTATTGGTTAGATTCACATAGTGACAAATGTTTTATAGGTATAAAAGAAAATAATGAAAAATTTTTGGTAAAAAACAAGGAAGAATATACAAGCACGATTGTAAAATTGCCAAAATTGGACACACCAGACGAATATATTGCAATAACTGAGAATTCGATATATATTGTATCATCCAAAATAGGAAAAAGAAAGGTTAAATAAATAATGAATAAAATTGAATAAATAAGAATAAAAATAAAAAAAAATGGATGTAAAAAATAGGATAACAACAATAATATAATGTTGAATTCCTAACCAATTGAATACGAGTGATGAAATAAAATGGACAAGTATTGGAATAAAAAAAACAAATAATGAAAAAAAAAGGGAATGTTGTGAAAAATAAAAATAGAAAATAAATAAGGTATAATAAATAAAACAAAAAAAATAAAACCAATAATTAAGATAATTGATTTTTTGCATTTGATAAAAAATTTTTCGATCATTGGTTAAATTTTGTTGTATTTTTTGGGTATTTAGCAATATATTTTTTTTATTTTGTTGATTTAATTGTTTTGAAAAATCTTGTATATTTTTAAAAATAGATTCAAGATGAATAGACTCATTTGTTTTTTTGATTGCAGTATCATTCAAGTTATAAAAAGTATTGAGAATAATATTTGATAAATCTTGTGCTTTTTGAGAATAATCGGATTCTAATTTTTTTTTATAATTAGAATCGCCTAATATAAATTTATAATAATTATTTTTTGCATTTTGAAGTTCGTAAGGTGCAGTGACAATATTATTTTGTGCTTTTTGTAAATTTTCTTTTAATTCTTTTATTTTTTTATTTTTTTGGCATTCAGAGTCGCAAGATAATTGATTGGAAGTCATTGAAATTAATTTATTGAGATTATTTAAAATAGTTTGTTGTTGCATATTATATTAATTGAAATAAATATTTCTAAATTGTTCAATGTATTTATCACTTATTTTTTTTTTTGTCCAAATATTTTTAAAAGACTGTGGTTCTTCCAACATATGAATTAAAAAATAAAGTGAATAAATACCACATTCTGTATTCCCCATTTGATGTTCAAATGGATGGTTTTGATAAAATTTAAAATTTTTTCCAATATCCTTGGCTTGTTGTTGAACCGTTTTTACAAATTTCATGATATTTTCTGGAATTTGTTCTCCAGTTGAATCAAAGTAATAAATATAATGATTGGTAATATCAATAAAAAGAGAAACCCAATGAGATCCACTTTTATCATGTGTGTCAAGATTAAATGATATTCCTATTTTATTGATTCCATTTTTTATTTTCTTTGACAATTGAAAATTACATAAATGATTACATACACAATTATTTCCTATTTTTGTATCATAATCTAAAGAACTTGAACCAATAAATTCAAAATGCGGATACGTTTCTTGATATTGTTGCATTACTGATTCAATATCGTAATTTGATAACCATGTATTGGGATTTTTATTCCATTCCTTTGGTTTTTTTGGAGAAAATATTGAATTGAATTTTAATTTGTCATTTGCCGATAATTTATCGATCCAACATGATTCTCTGTCACATTCATTTTTAAATTTAATCTTTAATTCATTATATATTAAATTTGGAATATTTGTATATATTTTTTTGTCTGGATTATTATTATTCCAAATATTTTTGAGTTCAATTAATTCATTATTTGTAAAACATGTATTTTTATTTTTTTTTCTTGTCGGATGACAATTCATTTTTATCCAAGACATGATGATATATTATTGTCATATAATATTATGACATAAAAATAAAAATAATGGATAATGTATGAAGGTATTAATTACTGGAAATATTATTCATGATATTAAATTTGATGATGAATTAATTGTTCATATTGGTTCGGTTAAATATACGACGGAAAATAAAAAATATATATTTATAAATGGAAATATAAATTCATTAGATTTAATAAATTATGTTTTAAATAAATATGAAATAACAAAAATCATTCATTTTTTTTTAAAAAGTGATATTAATGTTTCTCCAATTGATTATACAAAAGAAAATATAATTGGAATACATAATTTATTGGAATTGTCTCATAAATATGAAAAATTACAAGAATTTTGTTATATTACAAACAAAAAAACACAAGACATTACTTTATTTGGCGCAACCCAAAAAAGCATTGAACCAATCATTCAATTATATAACAATAAATTACCAATTATAATATATGAAAATGACTAAATATGCGTTTGTTTTAATTCATTTTGGTGATAATATTCAATATTTGGAATTAGAATTATATTTTTTGACTAATTTAAAATTATATACAACAAATAATATCATTTATCTTTATTCAATAAACGATACTCCCACAAAATTTGTTGATATCATTAAAAAATATGCGTCAAAATGTATTCCATATGATGATAATGGTATCACATTTAATGTTCAAGAATTTAAAAGTAATTACACAAAATTTAATACATTAAGAACATGTAATTTTATTTTTGCATACAATTTAATAAAATATAAAAAAATATGTTTATTAGAATCAGACATGGTTATTATGAAAAATATTGATGCTATTTTTGAACTAAAAACACCATCAATATTAAGTTATACGACAAATAATTTTACACAAAATTATAAAAACCATTTACCATCAAATAAAGATTTAATTACAAATATTTGCATTAATAAAAAAAAATTTGTCAATGGAGTAAACGGAGGAGTTATTTTATTTACACCTTCCATAAAAATGTTTAATAAATATTTACAAAATATCAAAGTAATTATTCAAAATAATTGCCCTTATCCAAATGAATCCTTATTTATTTATTCAAATCCAGAATCCTTTAATTTACCAGTTTGGTATAACTTATCTTATCATCATTTAACTCATTTTCATTTGTCTAAAATGAAAATAACTCCGACTGATGTCATTGATAATCTTGTTGTTTTTCATTACAATGAAACATATAAACCAACAACAATTATGCGCGATAAATGGTATCTTGAACTTGATGAAACAAATACAAAAGATTTATTAAGAAAAATTCCAATTTTACATTATAAACAAATTTTTGATAAATATTCTGATGAAATTAAAAATTATATAAATTATTATTAAACGGTAATAAATAAATGGTCAAATGTCCTAAATCTGCCACATTATATTTTATACAAAGTGGAGATTCATTGTCCAAATATAATTCAACATTTTGACATAAATTTGAACATTTAATTATCTTGTCCAAATGTTTTAATTCAAATGTTCCATGAATAATTTTTGATAAATTTTCAGACGAAATTGAACCCGTTAACTCATTTTTATGAAATTCTGATATAATTTGTTCACTTTTTAATTTAAAACGAATCTCATTTCCTACAATTAATATGTCAATAACATCCGAAAATGATTTACTATTTTTTATTATTTTACAAAAATCATTTGATGACATATTTATAAAATATGGATATTTAATGTCTGGAACATTAAATGTATTATCTTCATTATCAATTAATTTTATTTTATGTGTAACACAAGATCCTAATTCCGAATTATCCAATTTTAATGATAAATAATTAATAAACCCATCCTGATAATGACTATTTTCTATATATAAATGTAATACATCCTTATTATGTGCATTTTGAAGAATTTTTTGAAATATTGGCAACTGTATTGCAATCAATATTTTTTCCTTTTTACAATCATAAATCTCAAATCTATCCGACGGCAATAATAAATGTATGGTTATTACTTTTGTAATGTCTGTTGTCAATATATGTATTCCGTCCTTGTCAAATAAAATGTTTGTCTCTAAAATCATATGATTTAATCCCAATACAAGATTTTTTATCGGTGTTATTTTTAGTGTTTTTATTGTTAGAACATTATTATCTTTATTCATTATAATGTCTCATTAATTATATTTTTAAATGTTTTTTTATTTTTTTTTTCATTAAATGAAAATAATGTCCATTCATTTGATACACGTGTCTTTAAAAAAGGCGCCAAATAATCCCACTGTGGATTATTTTCAATAAATGTTTTTTTATCAAATTTCATTCCACATGAATTACCGTATCTTAATAAAAATGACATGTTTTTTGCCATATCACTTGTGCATATATTTCCATCCAATGCACCTCTCGGTTGATATGGTTTTGGTCTTGATGGATCACTCATATATTCTCTTCCATCCAAATCATAATGAGAACATACTGTTCTTGAACATGGATTTATTTTTTTTAAATATACATCATAATGATCCGATATAATCATTTTTGCCACATTTATATCTATTTTTCCTTTATTTTCTTCCATTAATTGTGTTAATCTTACTTTTCTTGCACCCTGATGTCTTCTTGTATCATTAAATCCAGTATCCACACATTCCAAATTTCTTATTCTTGGATCAATTGTAGCATTATAACCTATAAAATATCCAGATTTCTTTTTTTCAATATAATGATATTCCAATCCTAATTCCAATAACATTATCTCATTTGATTTTATGTCTCCAAATAACCACGAATTCGCATAATCTCCTGAATTTTCCTTTAATAAAATATCACAATAATCATCCAAATTATTACCATATTGCATTGCTTGCCGAATTCTACATGATATCGGATATTTTTGAACATATGGAAAAAATCCTCCAATTGTTGTTTCAGTTCCAATTATACCCGCACTTGTTAAAAAAAAATCTGTTCCACTCCAAATCCAACCAGGAAATCCTTGCATCAATATTTTATTTCCCTTTTCTGGATTTATACTTACAACCACATTTGCATATTGTCCATCTACAAAATTTGAAAAATTATTATGTGCCATTACTATTTTTCCGTCTTTTGTATATTCTCCACATGCCATAAATGCACTACATCTTTCTCCTCCTCCTTCCGCTTTTCTTTCTTTTGATCCACTTAAAGAAGGATACAAATATTCAACCAATGTTATATAATTATTCCATGCAATTATATTTTCCAATGTTATTCCTGATCCTTTTGATATTCCTTCCATTTCTTTATAAAATTCCGAAAAATTTTCAAATATTATACGATGTAAATGTTTTTCCGATAATTCCACAAAATAATTCCATTTATATCCCGTATCTTGATACAATACATTGTCCAACATTGTTAATATCTCATTCAATTCCTTTTTTATATGTTTTCCATATTGTAATCCTCTTTCATATGGAGATCCAAATATATTTATGTAAATCCATCCATTTTTATCTATCCTTGTTGATTTCTTATTATGTTCTTTTCTTGTTTTCATATATTATTTACTTCCTTTATAAAATATAATTATTAATATTATTATACTTATAATCATATCTGCATTGTTTATCAAATGTTGATTATATTCATTATTTGTATCTAATAACATTATTTTTTTTGCATTATTTCTAATAAATGGTATTGATTTTACTTTATTTTTATTCAATGACTCTATTTTTTCATTTAATTTATTTATATAATCATCATTTTTTTCAATTATAGTATTCACTTTATTCATTAATTCTTGTATTTTTACTTTTATATTTGTATAATTTGTCTCATATTCCGATATTGTCGGATTCATATTATACAAAACATAATTTTTTTTAAATTCATTCAACAAAAATATTATTTTCTCCTTATTATCTTCCAATATTTCCCTCACATTATTCATATAAAAAATAAAAAGATTTTTATTTTACCATATTTCTTATTTCCATCAATGCATTTCCTAATAAATTTTTACCATATTTATCCTTGTCTACATTTATTGCTTCTTTTGTATTATATCCAATTCCCCATATTTTATCATACTTACTTGCCTCATAAATTGTCTTGTTTTCCGTATTTAACAATACCCGTTTGATATTATCATTTTGGCTAAATTTTAATAATAAACCTTTCAACATTATACTATATCTTTTATCATTCCATGCAATTTCATCATAATTTTTTACACTTCTTCCCAATTTTTTTATATTTGTTGGAATATTACTTCTTAATATTTGTTTCAATAATTTTTCATTTGTCGGATCAAATAATAAACATTTTTGATACATAAAATATTGTTCACTACAATTATATTTTATATTATGTTCATCTACAAAGAATGTTAAATAAAAATTACTAAAACATCCGTATTTATTTTTTACACCATAAAAATATATTTCAGAATCTGTTTCCATAATTATACAACTTTTTATTTTTATTTTTATTTCATTTTTTTAATTCCATCAAATTTATTACAACAAAACCAAAATAAAATTTCTTTTAAAATATGTATATCATCCTTCCATAAAAAAATAAAAATATCTTGTATTATTCAATCATTTTATTTTTTACAAATAAAATATATGTTATCGGCATTAGTGTCATAATAGTTGTAAATAACAAAGAACCAAAACATACAAGTTCTAAATTATGTTTATAAATTTTATAAATAAATGTTTTAATAAATGTCAGAATATTTATTCGGTTACACGTATTAAATTCATTATTTAATATTTCAACATATTTAGTAGTTATTAATCCACTACTTATTATTATAACACAACCAGCAACAACTGGTATTGCATCATCATATATAAATTTTATAAATTTCATTTTTTTACTTTTATTTATTTGGCAAAAAAAATCATTTTTTTTTTATAAATGACTATTAAATAAATCTCAGTTAATTATTTTTTTTTAACATTGTTAATAACAATTTTGTCGAATAAAATAGTGACATGGCACTTACAAACCCAAAACATTCAAAACAAAGCAATTTTAAACAATATCTAAAATAACATTTACAAATTATTTTAATGTTTTCATAAATATCATTTAAATTTTTCCATTTTAATAAATCAAAATGCATCATTAATAATCCGATATGTTCAAAAGTGATAATTACAAAACCTATTCTTCCAACACCAAGAGCAATAAATTTTGCAACTTCCATTTTTATTTTTATTCATCCAAAAAAAAATAAAATCATTTTTTTTTTATAAATGACTTGTTAATCAATCATTTTATTTTTTACAAATAAAACATATACTATCGGCATTACTAACATAATATTTACAAAACCAAAAATATCAAAACAAAGCATCGATAAATGATATTCATAAACATCATAAAATAATCCTTTAATATTTTCAATACTATCCCATTTTTCATTGCCATATTTTTTCAATATAAATGAAACCCAATTAATAACCGATATTCCAAATCCTAATCTTGACATATTTACAGCAACTAATGGCACAGAATTACACATAAACTTTACAAATCTCATTTTTTTATTTTCAATACTAAAGAAACAAATAAAATCATTTTTTTATTATAAATGACTATTAAATATTAATATTTTTTTTACACCTTTGCACATTTAAAACGCCGAGTTTTATATATGCTTTATAAATAATTCTTTTTCTTTCTTGTTCTATTTGATGGATTTTTAATAAACTTTTCAGTTCTGTTATAAGTTCCTTTAATT